TCAATATCAAGCGAAACTGAAGACAGCTTAATATTAGTTTATCCTTACAATGATGATTTATATTTTGTAATACATCAATCATTTACAGGAGAATGTGAACGTATAATTTTAGAAAATATTGAAAATGAAACAAAAGAAACCATCTATATTAAAAATGGTACAGAACTTTGCTAAAGAGTCTGTAAATTTTATTAAACAAGGAGCACCACTAACTTCTTCAGAAGAATATGAAGAAAGAATATCTATATGTGTGTCATGTGAGCATTTTACAGAAAATAAATCTTGCGGTTTATGTGGGTGTCATATGCCTGTAAAAGCAGGATGGAAAACATCAGAGTGTGCAGATAATCCTAAACGCTGGAATAAGCTAGTGCTTACTAAAGAGGAGGAGAAGGTATTAGTGGAAGCGTCTGCAGCGGCGGAGAGGGCAGGATCGGAGGCTAGAGCAGCTGAACTTAAACTTAAAATGAAAGGAGGATTTAAAAAAAATATTGAAGAAATTAAACTTCATGCCGCAATTAAAAAAGAAGATGATGGCAGCAGTAAAAAATAAACAAGAGATAATTTATTATCTAGCGAATAAACATGAAAAACCTTTAAAAGATATAGAACGTATAGTAACTTATCAATTTAAATTTGTCTCAGAAGTTATGAGTATTGGTAAATTTGAGACAGTACGACTTCCTTATTTTGGTAAGTTTTCAGTAAATAAGAATAGAGTAAAATATATAACAGATTTAACAAATGCTAAAAAATAAATGCGCACTAAGGACCTTTTAATAATTGTAGATAACAAAGCAGTACCATCTCCATACGCTAAGTTAATAATAGAATTCAGACCGTTAACAGCTCAGGAATTAGCTTATGTATACTTTATGGTTGATTATAGATCTCCATATGCTGTTTATGAATGGGAAGAACGTAAAACTGAAGTAAAAAATGGTATCTTTGCTAAAGCATGGAAAGAAAGTTCTAAGATAGATGCAGCGTGCTCTAAGTATGAAGAACTATTAGAAACCTCAGCAGTAAAATTATTAAAAGCAGCTAGAGGGTCTGTTATTAAATTAGAAAAGTACTTTGGAGATATAGACCTAACTATGATGGATGATAATGGTAAACCTATATTCCACGCTAAAGATTTAATTGCAAACTTATCTAATATGGGAAAAGTAGTAGATGGATTAGCTAGATTAGAAGATATAGTACGAAAAGAAGAGCAAGCAAATAATAGTAACAGAGGAGGAGTTGAAGTAAATAAATATAGTATGTAATGGAAGAATGGAAAGAAAATCAAAAAAATTATGAAGATGATCTAGAGTTATATGAAATAGCTATGAAGAATGCTTTTAATATTATAACTAAAAGAAGAACTTTAGATGATATTTATTATGAGTTAGAAGGTGATGATATAGATTCATATCCTTTACCTTTTAACCCTATGGAAGAAGATGGCAGAACTGCTGATATGATAGATATTCTTGTAGAGTATTTTACATCAACAGAAGAGTATGAAAAATGTTCTGAATTAATAAAGATTAAAGATACATGTCCGAACAGTTTAAGGATATAAATAGGATACGCCCAGCTGCGTATTTTTTTGAGCAGAATGGTTATTATACTGATACTCTTCCTAATACTAAAGGGTATTACGACTTTTGGGATGAAGAGACTAAAAGATGTATGTATGGGTATACAATAGATGAATTACATGTTACAGGCTTCCATTATTTTTATTTAAATTATTGTCCTATTGACAGAGCTGTAGATGAAACATTACCTGACGGTACAATACAATCTAGACGTGAAAGAACTTTCCCTAGATTTTATGATGGTGATTGGGAGTACTTCCAAGAGATAGACAAAGCAAGGGCGAGCAATAAACATATGATTGTACTTAAAGCTAGGCGTAAAGGGTACTCTTATAAAGCAGGGTCTATGTTAGCTCGTAACTACTTCTTTGTAAAGAACTCTAAAAACTTTGTATTTGCAGGACAAAAAGAATATTTAATTGGTGACGGACTTCTATCTAAAGCGTGGGAGTTTTTATCTTTTATAGATGATAATACAGCATGGGCACAACCTAGATTAAGAGATAGAGAGATGAGCAAGATGTCTGGGTATAAAAAGAAAGTAAACGGTATTGAAATAGAGATGGGTATGAAATCCCAGATAATGGGGGTATCTTTAAAGGATGCTCCAGACAAGGTGAGGGGAAAGGCGGGAGAACTAGTTTTCTTTGAGGAAGCTGGTTCTTTCCCCGGACTACTCAAAGCTTGGGAGGTAACAATGCCAACAATGAGGCAAGGAGCAAAAACATTAGGTATGATGATTGCTTTTGGTACAGGTGGTACAGAAGGCGCTGATTTTGAGGCGATGGAAGAAATATTTTATAACCCTGCAGCATATGATTGTATGGACTATGAGAATGTATGGGATGCAGGTGCTACAGGCACAAGATGTGGATATTTTATACCTATACAAAAGAATTTAGATGGTTTTATAGATGAAGATGGAAACTCTATTAAAGGTGACGCTGTAGAGTATGAGAAAGGAATGAGAGATAAGAAGAAAGGGGCGGCTGATGCAAAATCATTAGATCAGTATATAGCAGAACATCCTTTTTCTCCACAAGAAGCTACGTTACAAGTTACAGCTAATTTATTTGATGTAGCATCTTTACAAGAACATTATAATAATATTAAAGCTAATAATTTACATACTAAAGGAACTCCAGGAAGATTTTATTATAAAAAAGATAAAGTAGAATTTAAACCAGACTACTCTGCACACCCTATACTAAAATTTCCTCACAGAAAAGATGATGATAATACAGGATCTATAGTTATATATGAATCACCATATAGAAACACACAAGATGAAACACCTCATAATTTATATGTGATATGTCATGATCCATATGGTCAGAATCAATCAGCAGACTCCTCCTCGTTAGGAGCAGCATATGTATTAAAGAGACCTAATAATTTATCACAACCTGACGATATGATTGTAGCTTCTTATGTTGGTAGACCTAAAACACAAGATGATTACAATAGAAATCTATTTATGCTTGCAGATTATTATAATTGTAAGATAGGATTTGAGAATGATAGAGGTGAGATAATAGCATACGCAAAAAGACATAGAAAGCTGCACAGACTACAGCCTGAATTTGAGATGTTAGACAAGAAAGAACTGCAATCTAGACGTGTTAGACGTACGTATGGCATGCATATGACAGAGGCTAGGAAGCACCAAGGTGAGATATATATAAGAGATTGGCTAAATTCACTTCGGGGGGTAGACGATACTGGAAAAAAATTCTTAAATTTGCAAAAGATTTATGACCCAGCACTCATACAAGAATTACTTAAATTTAACCATAAAGGAAACTTTGACCGTGTCATGGCGTTAATGATTGGTATGTATCATACAAGAGAATTGTATAATGCTGAGGTAACTGATATTTACAAAGATAGGGCACAAGATGACTTTTTTAATAGACAATACTTTTAACATATGAAAATACATACAGATACGACTACTCATAGTATACCAAAACAAAAAATACCCACATCTAAAAAAAATAAAGAATGGGCAAAACAATGTGTACAAGCTTACATCAGTTTGTCTGATGTTGGAGGTTTTGGGTCACGCAGAAGTAACATACAAGCATTATATGATTTCTATAATGGACACATTTTAGATGAAGATTATCGTTATGTTTTAAAGCCCTATGGCAAAGCGAGGAATAACTTTCCTTCAAAGATTCGTAATTATCCTATAATAAAGCCAATCGTAGATCTATTATTAGGTGAGAAAACAAAACGTCCTTTAAATTATACTGTAGCTGTTGCTAATGCGGACTCAGTCTCCATGAAAGAAGAGCAGAAAAAAGCAAAAGTAAAACAAGCTATGGAGCAAATGTTCATTAATAGAATGAATGAAACTGAAGGAGCTCCTCCTACAGGGTCTCCAAGTCAAGAAGTAGAATTACCACAACATATAGCAGAACAGTTTGATATGTCATATGTAGATAAAAGAGCTGCTATAGGACAGCAATCTCTTAGTTATATTATGTATAATAATAATATTCATAATAAGTTTCAAAAACTTTGGTTTCATTTCTTAGTTTCTGGTGAAGCATATACTCATAGAGGTGTTGTAAACAGTGAAGTATTTTATGATGTATTAAATCCACTAGATGTTGATTATGATAAAGATCCGGATATTGATTTTATTGAAGATGGTGATTGGGCTTTAACAAGAAGAGACTCACATGTTAGTAGTATTGTAGATACTTATAGAGAATTTTTAACAGAAGCAGATATTGATACTTTAGAAAGGCCAGAAGAATTTGATGATGGATCATTTTTATTGTATGGGTCAAACCCAGACAACGGAAGACAAAGAGGAGGTAGGTCTAGGCTTATAGAAGTTATAACTGTATATTGGAAATCTATTTCTAGAGTAGGATTCTTACATTATCCAGATCCTGAGACAGGAGATATGGAAGTAGTAGAGATACCAGATGCATATAAACTACCAAAAGAGATTAAAGATCAAGGCGGCTATGTAGAATATGAATGGGTTCCAGAAGTGTATCAAGGAACAAGAATAGGTTCTACAATATTTTGTAAGGTAGGACCTGTAGAAAATCAAAGAAGATCTTTAAATAATCCTTCTTTATGTAAGTTACCTATTAATGGTATTAAATACTCAGAGATTAATTCTGACAATGTATCACTAGTACAGCTTGGGGTAGCGTATCAAATAAATTATAATATATATAAATATAGATTAGAAATAGCAATTGCTAAATCTAAAGATATTATAGCTCAGTTTGATATTAATATGATTCCTAAGAAATGGGATATGGATAAGTTTATGTACTACATTGATGCAATTGGTATTGCTTGGGTAGATTATAACAAAGAAGGAATGCAATTAAATCCACAGCATCAAAATGTTATGGATTTATCTATTAAGACTATACAGCAGTATGTATTATTATTAGATTCTATATTAAGTGAGTGGGAAAGATTGTCTGGAGTTAATAGACAAAGACAAGGTCAGACTGGTCAATATGAAGGTAAAGGAATTACACAACAAGCTATTATGCAATCTTCTCATATTACAGAAGATTACTTTAGAAAGATAGGATCATTAGAAGAGAAAGATTTACAAGCTCTTTTAGATTATTCTAAATTAGCTTGGGTTTCTGGAAAGAAAACATCTTATGTTATGCCTGATGGTGCCGTTGAGTTCTTAAAAGTTAATCCATTAGATCATATGGAATCTGAGTATGGTATATTTGTTACTGATGCTGGGGCAGACTTAGAGAAGAAATCTAAAGTAGAAATGTTAGCGCAATCTATGATACAGAATGGTGTACCTGCTTCTATTGTGGCTGAAGCTATTGATTCAGATAGTTTTACTCAAATTAAGGGTAAGATAGCTAAAGCTGAGAAAATTACTCAGCAATTAGAGCAAGCACAACAAGAAGCTCAGAACGCACAGGCAGAGAAACAAATACAAGTACAGCAAGAGAAAATGCAATTTGAAGCTGGTGAGAATGATAAAGATAGACGTAATAAAATTGAAGTAGCTTTAATACAATCAGAGACTACAATCAATGCTTCTAACTTGAAAGCAGGTTTAGATCAAGTAGAGTCTAGAAGAAAAGCTCAAGCTGATGATGATCAAAATTCAAACAACAATAAACAAGTACAAGTTGATCATAAGAAGATAGATGCTGACAGAGCTATGAATAAAGAAGATAACGCTGTTGAGGAACAAAAGATAGCAGCAATGATTAAATCAAAACAAAATAATGCCTCTAACTAACAGTCAAAAATCACGCATAGTAAAAGTAGCTCAAGCAAATGGTTATGCAGGAGATTACGAAGAACTATTTACTGAGGCGCAAACTAATGGTATATTTGGAGAAGTTCCAGAACCAGATGTATCAGAAAAGAAATCAGATTATAAATTAGATTTAGATTCTGTAGTAATTAGTAATAATATTACACCGACTCCTAATTTTGATGGGAATATAAATGGTTCAACTCATATGACTTCTGATCATGAAACATTACCTAAACATAGTGCGTTAATGTCTTTTATAGAAGATCCTACATATAAACGTCAACCTAAACAACAAGCAGAGAAAGGAGGATTTAAAAAATATGCAGAAGGAGGGATACCAGGAGTGATAGATGAGTCTACATTAAATATTGTAAGCACACAAAGCGATCCTTGGGAATATGCAAAACAAGGTGATGGTAATATTCTTACTAGGAAAAAAGCTGTAGGTGAAAATGCTGCTTCAGGGGAATGGATACAGCCTAAGAAAGGTAGTACATCTTATAACGCTATTAAAGAGCAGATAGTTTTTGATGCTGATGTTCCCGCTAATATAGGCGGACTAGATGCTAAGCAGACAGCAGATGTACAAGAGATTTATAAAAAAGATCCTGCTAACAGTGAAAATAAACTACAACCTGAGATAAAGCAGTTATTGTACAGACAAACTAGTAATACAGTGGATATACAGAAAATGTTAGTAGATAGTAAATATGATTTAGGTACTTCTGGAGATAACGGTAATGGAGTAGATGGTGATTGGGGTCCTAAAACAACTGCAGCTTTTTCAGAATGGTCTTCTAAGAATTTAAATAACCTTCCAATATATGAAGGTAAGATGCAAGAGATATGTCAACAAGGAAGTGGATGTTCTGAACAGGCAACTAATATGTTAATGGACTTATTTCCTGGCGTTCAAAGAGATGACTTAGGTCCTGAAGACGCTTGGTATAGAGCAAAGCATGTTGTTGAGTTAGGTGGAGAAAAATTATGGGGAGTAAGTGATTCTAAAGCAAAAGGAGCTTGGTCTAAACTACCCGATCTACCTCCAGTAGAAATTTGGAAGAATTTACAAATAGGAGATTTAGTACATTTAAATAGAAGAGGAGGAGACAAAGCAGATAAAGAAAGTGATTCAGGTTATACTGTTGATATGAATAGATCTACAGAACATGTTGGATTTATCATTGGGAGAGATGAGACTACAGGCCTGCCTTTAATTATGCATGGAGGAGGAGATAAAATGGAAGTAGATAAAATAAATGAAATTGCTTTAAAGAATCATCCTAGTTTAGGAGATTATAAAATAGATGCAATAACAAGAGCAAAAGGAACTAAAAATAGAAAACCAAATTTAAAAGATCACTACATATATAATTCTAATAAAACAGACAAATTATCAAGTAATCTAACAAAAAGTAATAATCCACTTCACCCTAAAGAATACTTTGCAACTAGATTTGTAAATACTATAAATGCTAATGTAGATCAGATGGCTAATACTACTGGGCATTCTAAAGAGGCAGTTGTTGATGCTAGTCGTTTAGCTTATGGGATTTTTAAAAATGAAACTGGGAATTGGTATCAAATGCTTAAAGGAGGCGCTAAAGAATTTGCTAAAAATAATATTAATGCTGAGCTATTAGCTACCGTGGCTACTGGTCTAGGTAGAGCAGATAAATTTATAGAAAGTGGAAGTCTTTCTGCGTTTGATTATATAGCAGCTCCTAAAACTGATGAAACAAGTATAGGTGCAGGTAGAATTAAATTTGAGATGCAAACTAAGGATCATGTTACTGGACACTTAAATAAAGTAGGTCAATGGTATAAAGGAATGAACATCACTGAAGAGAATCTTGATTTTGGGGCAGATAATTTTATAGATAAATCATTTAATGCTATTACACTTCAAGTACTATCTTACACAGAGAAAGCAAAAAAACATAAAGAGTACGACCCAAAAACTAATACTATTGCAGGAGTTCCATTACAATATGTAATATCTACTATGCATAAAAGTCCTTATTTATATGGAAAGGTTGATGCTAATCATTCTGTTCTAGAGTATTTAAAAAAAGGAGATAGAGACTACGCTAACAATGTTTTAAAGAACAGTGAAGATATTAATGTAGATTACCATGACGATAATGCAGGAGATGGTGAATATTCTAAAGCGCAAGCGTTCAAAGCTAAGAAGGCAGAAGAACGAAAACAAAAGGAAGAGCAAGAGTTAGAATCTAATGCTCCTACAATAGAGGATTATATAAAGAAATCACTAGAGGCACCTAGTGATAATACAGCTATAAATAGGCCTATAATACCTAATATAAAGCAATAAGTGTTATATAGTAATAACAAAACCAAAAAACTAAAAATATAAAAATAAATTAAATATTAATGGTAAATTTGCATAAAAAATAATAGATATGTCAGACGAAAATAAATTAAAACTAGAAGATATTACTTTTGATGATTTCATTAGTGAAGGTCTCACCGCAGAGGAGACGGTAGAAACTCCCGGAAAAGAAATTAAAGAGGACGCTATAGAGTCTGTTCTTAACGAGCTTGATGATGATGTAGAAGATAAGCTTGAAGAAGAACAAGCGGCCCCTAAAAAAGAAAAAATTAAAGCTGAGACAGCCAACGAAGATGTTGAGGATCCAGAACCAGAAGGAGAAATTGACGACACAGTAGTAAGTGAAGTACTTTCTCAGTTAGGATATGAATTTCCTGATGAAGAATTTGAGGATACATCAGAAGGTTTAGTTAAATTAGCTAAAGCTGTAGGATCTAAAATAGCAGACGACCAATTAGATGGATTATTCCAAGCTCATCCAGAAATTCAAAAACATTTAGACTTTGTTTTGAATGGGGGTAAATCAGAAGAATGGTTACAGATGTCTAACAAGATAACAGATTTTGAAAATGTTAAAGTTACTCAAGACGACGTAAGAACACAGCGAGCAGTTCTTGGAGAGTACTTTAAACTAAAAGGACACGACGATGATTTTGTAAATGAATTATTAGAAGATTATACAGATACTAATAAATTATTTGATAAGGCAACAAAAGCTAAAACAGCATTAACTGAATATTATGGAAAAGAAAGAGATGAATCCATAGTAGCAGAAAAGAAACAACAACAAGCAGCACAACAAAAACAAAGAGATTTTTGGGATGAGATTAATGAGACTATCCAAACTTCAAAAGATTTTGCTGGGCTGACTGTACAAGAAAAAGATAAGAAGAAATTTTTTGACTTTTTAACTGACCAAGATGGAGATGGAAAAACGGCTAGAGAAAAAGCACATAAAGAATCTACTACAGAAGTTAAATTAGCTATTGACTATTTAATGTTCAAAGGCTTTAACTTAAAAGACATAATCTCTACTAAGGCAAAAACAAAAAGTGCCCAAAGTTTGAGATCAAAAATTAAATCTACTACGACAACAAAGAGTGCGTCGCGACCTAAAAGAAGCGGCGGATTTGATATAGAAAAATTAGATTTGAACCTGAATAACCTTTAAAAAAATAAATTAAAATGCAAGTATTAAAAACTTATTACAATGATGCGCAAATGACGGATACAAATTCGTTAGTAAATGCGTTATTGGAAAAGCCAGCAGAGCTTTCTCCAATTATTACACACCTTGCGGGAAAAGATGATAGAAAATTCCCGTTAACTATGTTAACTGAAGGAGTTGGTAACTCTAAATCCATCGATAGATGGGAATATGAGTACCGTATTAAAACTCACACAATCAACACTCGTCCATGTGCAGCTGCAATGGTTGGTACTGGTGTGGGCGGGTCAGTTCTTACATTAACTTTCCCAGACAAATGGTTTATATTCCCATACACTTTGATTTCACAAGATGGAACTCAAGTGAGAATTATGGCTGAACCAAAAAGTGTTGGCTCAAATTATGAGTACACATGTCAATTAGTAGATCCGTCAGCTACAGCAGCTCTTGTTAGTGGAGAAGGAGCTATTGGTGCGATATGGGGACAACTATATGCTAATGTTGGAGTTGACTTCTCAAGAGGTAATGCTTCAAACTGGTCTACGCCAGGTATGGTTAGAAACAAAATCGGTACAATTAGAAAATCTTACCACTTCGCAGGAAATGCTAAGAACTATGTTGCTGAATTTGCTCTACCTACAAAAGGAGGTAAAACAACTAAAATGTGGATGGACTATGAAGAATATCTACACATGCTTTCTTTCAAGGAAGAGTGCGAGTTACTTTACTGGTATGGAGAAAAAACTTATGGTAATGATGGAGTAGTAAACATGACAGATGAAAACGGGCAACCTGTAATCTCTGGACCTGGTTTATTACAACAAATTATCAATAAGGATACGTACTCTACTTTAACTGAGTCCAAAATAACAAATCTTATCGGAGATTTATTCTACGGTATGAGTGATGCTAACAACAAAAACATCACATTGTTTACTGGTATTGGTGGAGCTAGAGAATTTGACAATGCATTAAAAGCTTACACAGGCGGTTTCGCTAATGGTTGGACAATTAATGCTGATAGTCATTTTATTACTGGATCAGGACGTTCTTTAGGAATGACTGGTTACTTTACAAGTTATGACCATATTGATGGGCATACAGTAAATGTGGTTAAACATCCAATGTTTGACCATGGTCCTGTAGCACAAGCAAGAGCTAAACATCCTGTGACTGGCTACTCTTTAGAATCATACAGAATGGTATTTGTTGATACATCAAATTATGATGGTCAAGCAAACATTCAAATGATCAATAAGAAAGGACGTGAGTACTTAAGATGGGCAGTAGCGGGTTCTGTTGTTCCAACAGGCTTCGGATCAAGTGATCTACGAGCTTCTGACATTGATGGTGCAAGTGTACATATGCTTAAAACAGCAGGTATCGTTCTGAAAAGATTTGATACTTCTATTGATTTAGAATGTGTACGCGTTTAACTATAGGCGTTTACTAACGTATTCGTAGTCTATATATCTAGTTTTTTTGTAAGGTGATGGGGGTGTCAAAACCCCCTCCATCTTATTTCACATAACGAAAGTAGGGTAGAGTATTCTTACACACCTGAAAGGAAATTAATCTAATAATAAAATAAAGAACAAAACAATGGGAAAAAGAAGTATAACAATTCTTAGGCAAGAACCTACAGGGTTTTTACCTAAAGCAGTAAGAGCAGAATCAAGAATGCATATCAGTAGTGTATATGTAAGTAGACAACCTTTAAAAGGTGTATCTGCTGATGATGAAAAAAAATATTTAAACGGCATCTTAGATGTAGGACCAGATCACGTAGAGTGGCCTAGACATACAAAAAGATACTGGACAGATCTTTCAATAATGGTTCCAATGGGAGGAGTAGCGTTAGACATTTCTACAACATCTGATGGAGAGCCTGAAAATATTGAAGATTGGTTAAGATACAAATGGGTACTAAAACATCCTCATGTAGCTTTAAGTAGAGATGAGATGGAATCTACAAAAGTAAAACGTTTCTATATTCAAGATGTACAAAGAGAATTAAGAAGCGCAAACAATAAAATACAAACACTCAAAGATGCTGATAAAGAATTTATAAAATTATCAGACAATAAGCAAGATATGAGAAGGGTGTTTAGATTAATGGGTAATCAGAATCCAGACAGGTTAACTGACATGGAGATTGAAAATTACCTGTATAAAATAAAAGGAGCTACTCCAGATAAATTCATAAGAATTTGTACGGACAAGCATTTAAAAATGAAATCTGAAATTGAAGAGATGTTGACTGCTGAAATTTTACGAAGAATAGGAAATCAAATTATCTACCAAGATGAAGTTCTTGGTGATACATTACAAGACACTGTAATATTCCTTAACGACAAAAAAAATTCAGGGCAATTAACAACTTTGAGAGCTAAACTTAAAGACGCAGTATTATAAAACTAATTTAAGAGTGTAATGAATATAGGAGACATGCATATATCAGTACAGCAGGGGGTTGACAAAATCAACTCCCAGCATTCTGATTTACTTTTACCAGAAGAGATAGATTTAGAATTGAACAAAAATATACAACGATTCATTAATCAAAGATTTAACTCTAGAGGTACTAAGTATCAAGTAGGATTTGAACAATCTCAGAAAAGAATAGACGATATACGTACTTTAATTGTAGAACAATCTGTTCCATGTTTTTTTAAAGGACAAGTATTTGCTGGTATTTTTTCTGATACTTGTGAATTTCCTAATAATTATATGCACTTAATTAATTTAAAAACTTTGATTAGAAATCAACAGTGCAAAACAATGTGCTACAACGAGACTGAAGTTATAACAGTGCCTGCACAAGTTAACTATTCTTTAGGAAGTGGTACTTGTTTAGATTTCGCAGGTGTTGATTTTAATAACATAGCATTGTATTATTATAATGCAAACGGATTAGCTATTCAAGCAACAGTAACAAGCAGTGGTTTAGCTTCAATAACTCAGCTAAGTTATTGGTTAGTAAATCCTACCAATTGGATAGGCGATATAATTGTTACTAATGAAGGAGCGTTTAATTTTGTTGTAACTTTACTTTCAAGCGAAACACCACCTGGTATAGGTGGAGAATATAAATATGACAATCTAGGGGGATCTGAACAAACATGTATAACTCATACATATGTAAAAAGAATAGCTCAGTTTAATACTAAAAGAGTTGCGTGTGATGACATTACTACAAATACACTAGTAGGTCAAAATAAGTTTGCACAGCATGATGATATTTTTACATTATTATCAGATCCATTTAACACAACAACTTACAAGTCTCCTTTATATACAATAAGAGACTCTAGTTTAGATATATACACTGACGATACTTTTATTGTTGAAGCAGCAAAGATGACGTATTTAAAAAGACCTGCAACGGTTGATTTCGGAAACACAGTAAATTGTGATTTACCTGTAAGTGTACATCAAGAAGTTGTAGATATGACAGTAAACACTATATTAGAGGGCATATCAGATCCTCGATACCAAAGTACAAATATGGAGGTATTAAAATCTGAATAGTATTTAAATTATTAACCATTAAAATAAAAATAAAATGGCAAAACATGTATTCGTCGGAGTAGCAACAGGAACAGCTGCAAACTTCGCATTAAACGTATCAAGTACCTTTGCAGGTCCAGTAGGTATAATTGGTATTTGGAACCCTGATAAAGGAACTACTGGGGATTACTTAGCTGGAACTGGAGCAGGAGAAAATTTTGTAACTAGTGCTACTGCTCTAGCCGCAGGAATGACTAGATTTCAACTTGTTCAAGGAACAACTAGCGGGTATCCTAATGGAACTGGGCTTTTAGAAACAGTGAGAGTAAAGTCTGTTACATCTCAAATGTATAAAGCAGGACTTAAAGCAGCTAATGCTAATGCTACAATCAATAATTCAGCTGCACTGAACAATTCTACTTGGGGACTTAAGATAGTTCAAAGAGCTGGATCTAGTAATTATGAAGATTCTATAAATCCTTCAGGAGATTCTTACGACAGAGTTGGTAGAATTCAAAGTTATGAATTTGTAACTGACGCTTCTGGTACTGTAACTGAAATAGCTAACGGTTTAGTAGCTGCAATTAATGCAGATACTTCAGCAATTGTAACAGCTGTTTCTGGAGGTGCAGGTCAAGTTCTAATTACTGCTAAAGAGTATGGAATTGGTTTTCAAGTTATTGACACTAGTACTACAACTATTACTGTATCAGGTGGAACTTTAGTAGGTACTTACGGAGCTACAGAAGGTTGTGGTAACGGATGGCAAGCTGTACAAGCTGAAAAGAAAGCTAGACACCATAAAGGTGCGCACCACAATAGAATTCACTTCGCTCAAACAGGACCTGAATTATTTGCAGTAGCAACAGGAACTTATGATGTAATAACAATTACTTGTGACGGAGGAATAAGACAAGACGCAACTAACGCTATGGATAACCAAGTTATTGAACTATATCTTCCAGCAGGATGGACAGATGCAGGAACAGGTGTTATTGAAGATCATTTTGAAGGATTAGCTTCTGCTAGTGCTGACGGATTGAAACAAGTTCTTTATTCAGCATAATAAAGTAAATTAATGTAAGAATTAGGGGTGAAAGTCCCCTAATTTTTATATTTTTGCAATAAGTAAAAAAATAAAAATTTATGGCTTTAGAAGCAAACATATCAGGAGACTGCGCAACTATTACAATAGTAGGAGGATCAGATTACTCCGGAGCCCAAGTAGATATTTATTGGAACAGCGTTTCCTCTGTATCTATACCTAGAGAGTTAATTACTCCTTATTCTCCAATAACAACATTATCAGCAGCCGGACAATTAGTTTTATCTATAGATAATTTTATAGACGGCAGCGGTGATTCAACTACTACCTATTCTCATTTTAATGGTATTTTTAAAATAGTTGTTACTGTGCCCGGCTTATTAGGGGCAGCTGACACAATATATGAATTAGGAGCAGTAGGGATGTGTGATATTAATTGTTGTCTAGGTAAAAAAACAAAAGAATTACTGAAATGTAAGTGCACAGAATGTAAAGAATGTACTAGTATACTTTCAGATATAACAAAAATATACTTACTCCTTAATGGAGCTAAGGTTAATGTTGCTGGATGTGTGCAAACAAACACACTTTATGAAAAATCAATAGACGAGTATCTAAAAGCTAAATCTATTTGTGGTTCAGAAAATTGCTCTTGTAACTGTTAAAATATAAAAAATTATGGCTGGATATGCTTGGTACCCTCAATTACCCCCTAGACATACGTCTGGATCGGATTATAAATCTACTAATGAACAAGATTATTTTCCATTTGTATTAGATAGCGGAGGATTAAAATTTGCAATAGTTAAACTTGATAGCGCAAGTTTTCAGCTTGAGCGTCAAAGTTGGATATGTCCTAACCGCGCTGCTCCAAATAATGTATGGAATGAGCTGTATCCTTTTAGCAGTACTTGGGGAAATTCTCTTACTAATGAAGGTTTTGGGAATTCTTTTGTTTCAGGTGGGTCTCAAGGTGGAGGTTGTACTAGTCCTATGACATACGGTCAAAAAAAAGAAGCTGTTTTGCCAGGGGGATGCCCTACTTTTACTCTAGCTTCAGGCAGTTTTGACGGCAATTCTCTTATGGGGGCAGGCGCTTGTGTTCCTAATTTAACACATTTACATCGGTATACTGCTACATCTTGTACTCCGGCAGCTAAGGATTACGATGATGGTTTTGGTGGATCTTTTAATTACACTAGTGGATGGCTTAGTATGGCGCATTGCACTAATGGAAATATAGGGGGCAATGAAGCTCCAAAAGAAGACGGTGATATTCAAGATCATGAGGGTAATGATCTAGATGCTTTTGATTGTTCTTACTGCACTCCTAATAGAAAGTGTAACTCTTGTGCTGGCAATGCCGCTGGGCAGTATAACTACGCAGACAATAGATATGCAAATCTATCTACTGGAGCTTACTTTAATTTAAATGGTACAGCAGTTTCTCAGCAAGGTAAAGGCCCGTATAATGATACTATGGATTATCACGGTCATTTTGCGTTAAATCCTTGGACTGATGCTCTTGGTGATTATACACATAATCAGGATGAAAATAATACATCCATGTATCAGGTAGGTAGGGCAATGGATGACTTTATTGCTCATGGTAATAGTGGTAGTTATTACGGAGCTGGTGCTTTTATAGGATATAAAGAACCTGGATACACACTCGTTAATGACGGTAGTGATTGGGGTCATAATATGCCTGTTAATGCAACTAACTCTGGGACATCTGCAGTTGAAGTTACATCAAAATTTTCTGGAGGTATGTATTCTAACTTACCTTATCCTACAGGCCCTGACGCATCATTTAATAGGCCATTTTTAGCAGCTAAAAATATAGTTCCTCATCCTGAAGAAACGAGGGGTGGAGGTACAGATTGTATGTCTTACTATGCAATTATTATATTCCCTACTACAACTGCACAAAAAGCTAATGCAAAATTTGAATACAATAATCTAGATTTTAAACTTCACCTAGATCATATGTCCGTAGCTTTTCAAAAAGTATTTGGTAGCGCATATTCATTCAATACAACAGGAGGTCCTGCAAATGATGGAAAAAATTATTCTGGAATTCAGGGTAGTAGTTATATGAGTGATTCTCCTTCTAAACTAATACAAAAATATTATAATGCCGAGCATCCTGTTGCCCAGTCTAATACAGGTATGCAGCACCAACCTACAGAATTTTGGTCCAACGAAGTTGGAGATCCTGCTTCTAAACTAACAGCTCTAAAAGAAAATCCTGAGTACGCACAAATACTTGGAGGTGTTTTAGACGGAAAATTTGAGCAACTAGATAGTAACTGGTGGGACTACAATTTTACCCATAGCGATAGAAATCCGTGGGATAGGGTACTCCTTAACCAGATGCAAATGCATATTCTTAAAGAAACTGCTTATATAGGATACCCAGATGAACTAACTCCTAATTACAACCATAGAAGCAAGACTATACTAGTTGTAAAAACTCCTGTAGCAGCCCCTCATTGGAGGCCTTTGAGTTTAGATACTACTAGTAAAATTGATGCTACAGAAGATAATCTTTACTTTAATTTGCACATAACAGGGTCAACTGGTAGTGCTAGTGAGACTGTTATGTTTAGAGATGTAGTAACTGGATTTCAAGATAATGCTGTAGAATGCCACGGACTTGTTTTTAACAATTATGGCGGAAGTTCAAGCTGTGCTTGGGGAGATAAAGATAGTTGGGATTTTCCAACTAATCAGATGTATTCAGCTACTCAACCTTTTCATTGGCATGGAGGAACTACGTTTACTGCATTTGATGGATGTGGTGTTGGACACAATTCTGATATTGTAGGAACAACTACTATTGCAGGAGAGCCAATAGCTGGCTGGAGAGACTTGTTTGACCCAAATTATAAGGGTTTCCAAAACATCAATCTCGTAACTGTATTACCTATACAATATACAGGATTTGATTTTTGGATTAGTGATTCAAATACTCCTCCTGTGTACGGAAGTTTTGAGTCTGGATCAGGTAATTCTTACGTTGCAAATACAGGTTCCCAACAAGGATGTTGGTTTGAATTTGACGGGAGAATTAATTTTGATGGCTCTGTATTATTAGACTCTTCTAACCCTCATGATAGTTGGGCAGTTCGATACGAAGCTAGGCCTTATCACGCAACTTATTTAAACAGTGCTGGACACGCAAGATATAACTCTACTGCTAGGTACTTTTTTGAGGTAATTACTAATAATACTACACAAGGATCTAATTCTAAAAGTCCTATAGCCGCAGTAACAACTTATGATATTAATGACACGACCACTCCTGGAGTATTTAATGGTCTTCCTAAAACATCTGGTGCGAACGGACTTACAGACGCTGTGGCGCATCTTAGGTATATAGGAGTATACCATGTTTTTGATGCTGCTGTTGGGCTAACTTATTTTTATAATAATAAGCCTGTTCCAGCAGTTGATAGATTTCGCGAAGTTTTCCAATTTGTAAAAAATGTAAATCACAACACTGGAGCTGTACTTTGGGGAGATGTAAATGCAAACTCTGACTATTTAATGTGGCGTCTTAACTCAGGGTTTAAAGCTATTCAAACAAGTGCTCCTACTGCTAAACATAAGAATAATTGGGCAATGCAAACAGGTAATGGGATGATATATAATTCAAACTATATACCTACTTGTGCCATTGGTAGTTCAATAACGAATTCACAGGCTACCTGTGCGGGAAATGACGGTCAATTGACTATGTCATTTTCAGGTCCTGCTACTCCATGGGTGGATTTTGAATTAAAAAATTATAACACTAGCAGCGTTGTCTACGTTGATTATCTAGGTGGTAATGTTTGGGAATATAGAAACCCTCAGACTCCTAATTCTTCAAACGACGTTTTTTGCACTTGCAGTGCATCTCCAGGTAGTATTCCTATTACGTCTCTTCCTTCGTACACACTTATAAATATACCAGGAGGAACATCATTTGACTTTGAGGCACACACTTCATTCTCGGATGGGGCATGTGAATTTAGGTTAGATAATTATGTAGTTGGAAGCATTGGTAATGAATTTCTTTTTACTTCTAACAGTTGGAATAATACTTCTGGTCCTTGTAATTCATCAGTAATGCATGCAATAACTCTAGACGCAACTAATGTAAGTGGTGGTTCTGATTCTAATTCTGGAGACTTAATAGGTACAGTTTTTGAACATTTACCTAATGGGGACACACAAATACTATTAAATTTTATTCCATGGACTTCATCTAACACTGTAACTAATAGTAATGGAACTACTATACCACTTTTAAATTCATATGGCGGTAGTGCAAGTTGCCTTAGTGGTAATTGCGGAGGAGTTACTAGTAATGGAGACAATGCATCTATACTTCTATTCATTCCAATCACACAAACATTAGTTTCTACAGATTATACAGTAGTATTTCATAGAAATGCTTCTGATTCAATTATAGGGGACCTAAATGTTTCAAGCATTTTAAATGATAGTTGTGCAATTACTGATACTATAACTGTAGCGTGTACAGGGCTTACTATGGGGCTTTCACTAATGAAGGGACCTTGTAACGTTTCTGATCCATATGAATGGCTGCAGGGAGTATCATGGGGAAATCTAGCTGATGCTAATGGTGTGATGCCAAATGGTCTTTCACCTCTACAAACAGGGAAGCTTGAGGTTACTGGTATGGGAAGTGATACAATTGGGTATTATGAATTTCTTTCCGTTACTGGTGTTATACTAGCTACGCACGGTCCGGGCTCTGCTGGTACAGTACTAGCAGGTATTGCACCAGGCACATACTCAGTGAATTATTATTTTGACTTTTCAACCTACCAATTAGGAGTTGTAGATCAAAATGTATCTAAAACATACACAGCAGGCAATGGAGGAATTATTTGCACACAACCAACAGGTACTAGTCCTGTAGGATGTGGGGGAGGTTTAGGTGGTACTCTTAGTGGTTTTGACGTTGATAATATTAATTGTAACAATAATAGTTGGAGTACCTGTGCTAGTGGCGGGGGTGTGCCTACTTACACTTATACAGATAATCCTAATCCATTTGTATGGAATGACTCTTTGGATAGATTCGATGCGTTTAATATTAATGGCAGTACTTTAATTACACCTACTTTGTCAAGCTACTTTACAAATGTGCCTGCAGGAGTTTGGTACATGGTTGCTAAAAATGGTTGTGGGTGTGTAATAATGAGTAATGCTATTACAATAGGTGCAACTATAAATACTGCCTTTAATTTATCAACCGCAGCTCCAGCATGCGCAGGAGGTAATACTACAGTAACAGCACTTATTACTACAGGTATCCCACCTTTTAGCTACTCGTGGTCAAGTACTGATCCATCTTTTGTTGCTCCTGCGGTAGTTTTTACTACTAATACTTCAAGCGTTGTCACAGCTTCAGGTGTATTTGATTATATTGTTGCTGTGAATGATCAGACTGGGTGTCCTGTAACTACTAAAACTATTACGGCTGCTACGGTTCCGGGACCTATTCTTCCTAATTCTATACAGTCTAATATAGGATGTGGTGCAGGTTCTTCTAGTGGGTCTATTACTTTAGCTCCAACAGGAGGAAGTGGTAGTTATACATACCAATGGTCAGGAAATTCTAGCGCAACTAGTCAAAATTTAACTAGTATAACTGTAGGTACTTATACTGTAGTGATTACTGATAGTAATAATTGTACTGCAACAGAAACATTTGTATTAATCAGTCTTGGTTCTGCAGAGATATTTATAGATATTAATAACTATGAATATAACAAGATATTTGATAATACTACAACAAATACTACTGCTAACAATTTACTGTACGGAATGTACGGAGGACCTACGTGTGCAGGAGGAGGTTCTGACGGTAATATAAGATTAATGTTAGATAGTTCTACGCCAACAGGTACATTTCCATATGATGTTTATATTAAGCCTTCAGGTGGTGGTTCTTACCAACAAGTAACAAATAGTTCAGGTACTAATTTAAGTATAACATCTGTTCAAGCTTATGATACACCAACAGGTAATATTGTTTCAACAGGACTCGCTTACGACACTTCTAATGTTGCGTCTAACACATACTTCCAAATAACAGGAGGAGCAGGAGGAGATAAAGCAGGTGGATCTAATTTGCAGTTTACTGGCGGTAGTTCTTGGGATATTAAATTAGTAGAGAATGGAGGTACAGGGCAATGTGATTCTTTGCATACTGCTACTATATTAGCGTCTGACTATCAAAATGTTGTAGCTACAACTACGCATGTTGATCCTACTTGTTGTGGTTGCAGTTCTTTTGGAGCTTCTGGAGTTAATACGTGTAATGGATCTATAAACCTTACTCCTACTCTAGGAACATATGAAAATCAGATATTAACTGTAGTATACACATATCTATGGGGATACGTTGGATTACCTAATACATGTTCTATAGTAGGGCATGCTAACGTAAACACACAATGGTCTAGTGTTACAACACAAGATCTTTCAGCAGTACAATGGCCAGGAAAATATACTTGTATAGTAACTGATAGTTGTGGTGGTGTGTCAGCTCCAATAACAGAATTACAAGATCCAATAGTATATATTGATGATATTACTTGGGTACATCCTACTTGTATTGACTGCCCAGACGGTTCTATAACTATTACAACTCACGGAGGTAATGGAGCTATTGAAGTTTCTATTGATAATGGTAATACATATACAGCTGTAACAGGAACATATACTTTTACAGGATTATTAGGAGGTATAAAAAGTATATGGGTTAGAGACGGTAGCGGATGTGCTTCAGAGTACTTCGCAGATCCTGATGATCAAACAGTGCTATCTTCTTATGATAACAACTGCCACGCTGACTTTGAGTCATGTTTAATTAGTGTGTCAGGTACATGGGTACCAACTACTAATTTACAGACTTTAGGTCTATCCGCTGGAGCAGCATTTACAGAGGGATCTTGCACTAAAATAGAGCTAATACCTTTATCTAATTTTACAGACGCAAACGCTTGTGTCACTAGTCATTGCCAATTCCCAGGAGATACGGCTGGAGCTATATCATTAAATTTAGTAGGAGGTACTCCTCCTTATACTATCTCTGCTGTCGCTACATCAGGACCAGTATATAGTGCTCTTACAGGACTTACTAATTGTACAGGTATAGGTCCTTTAGACCAAGAGCCAGATAAATGTACTTTAACAGGAACAGTTATACCTAGTATTGGATTAAATAATAATATATGGGGAATATCTGAAGACTCAGGTCTTACGTATTCTGACTTTGATGCTGCTACGCATTATACAACATCAGCTACTAGTTTTATGATACAAGATGTAAGTGTGTCATTAGATTTAGGAGGATCTTTTTTAGGTGCTCAATATAGATTTTATGTTCAAGACTCTGCAGGGTGTGTTCAAATCTCTACTGTCGGAATTGATAATGGTATCTTTGGGTTAATATCTATATATGGAGCAATTAATTGTGATTGTGTGTGCCCTATAGGATATGAGTTAGATTTAGTACCAGGAAGCGCTACTAATGGAGAGTGTATTAGTACTGAAATAGAGCCTATTATAGCTAACACTATTACTCCTGACTATTGGACATTGATACCTAATTTATATTTAGGGCAAGCTACACCAGTTAACTTTGCTTCTAATGGAGCTATTTTATATGGGCCATACGATGTTCTTACTGGTATAGTAAATTATGCATCTTCTATTAATATTAATGTAAACGCATTACCGTTAATAAGAGATCTTGCAACTACAGGATCTAATCTTCTTGTAATGAATGATGCTTCTGGGCCTTTAATTGGAGCAGACATAACAGCAGTTAATTCTATATCTAATGTTTGGAATACAAGGCTTAATCAAATTGCTATCTGGAGAAATAGCGGTACTGTTGGAGTATTCCCAGTCTCACCACAAAATGAGTTTATTGGTGTAATAACAGAGATAAACTTTGGGACTACACAAGAAAGCATTATAGCTATATCAGGATCAGAAGAAGTTAAAATGTATATAGATGGTGTTGAGTATATTCATTTAGATGCAACTACTGGTAACGCAACAACAATAGCAGACAATACAGACTATGTTAATTTATTTCCTGTAGTACTACCTTCAGGCTTACATTCACTATCGTTTCAAGCTATGAATACAACTAGCACTGATGCATTTTTAGCTTTTGAAGTGTACCCAAATAAACTAGGGTTTGGAGCGCAAGCAGGTGCTTTCTTTGCAGCTGCTATGTTAAGTCCTACTTTTACTATAGGAGATTTAACTTCTAATATATTAACAGATAATGCAAATAACCCTTTAAGCAGTTCTTCCTATGATAATATAGAAATACAAATAGGTACAACTATAGGATACAGTTGCCCTACAATAGGAACTACAGTTCAGCTATCAGGTAGTTCTCTGTTTTGTATATCAGATGTAACTGCTCCTTGCGAAGTTCCTTTAGATTGTGGTGCTTGCTATGATGATGAAGGATTTCCTAATACTACATACACAAAGAAAGGTCCATGTGTCTCTGCTACAGATAATACTGGATTTATAACAAACAATGTATGGGTTACTGATGATTCTGCTTTAGCTGATTTAGTTGAGTGCCCAGGAACATTAGCAAACGAAGCTTTGTCTAAAATACACGGAGCTCTAGCTTCTAACGTTTTAGATGTAAGACAGGTTTGGTTAACAATAATGATTAAACATATGTTACAAAATTTAAATATATGTTTTTCACTAGCTGATATACAAGATTCTTTTACAGGCTATTTAGATGAAGTTTGTCCTACATGTTCAGTAGGAGATCAATTAACACCAGCACAGATGGAAGCAGTAGTTTCTCAAATATTTAACGCAAATAATTCTAATTTTGATTTTTAATAATATATAAATATGGCAATACAGGTAAAAAACTTATCAACTAAAACTATCGTCACTAAAAGTGATACTAAAAACGAATATTTATACTTAACTAATATATCTAATAGTATAGATACTAAGTTAAAGTTAACTGATTTATATTCTTACCCTATATCTACAGGTAATGGATTTTCTATATTTACACAAGCATTTCAATTAAATAATTTACAATTTAAATCTATAGCAGCAGAAGATACAATAGTAAATATAACAGATGGAACTACTTTAGGTATAAGTGTTAATGAGTCTAAAATTGATCTTTCTAAATGTGGTAATCTTACTTCATTATTTTTAAGTACAGTAAGTTTAACAACTAATGTAGGCGCAACAGTATTACCTACAGCAAATGGAGGAACTAATAAAAGTACTGCTTGGGTAGTAGGAGATATAGCGTATGCTTCAGCAACTAATACTTTAGCATCTATAACAGCTGCTGCAACAGGTAATGTATTATTATCTGCGGGTACTTTAACTATTCCAGCGTATGGTAAAGTTGGGTTAACTACACATGTTAATGGTACACTTCCTGTAGTTAGTGGTGGAACAGGAAAAACATCTTTTACTCTTAATGGGGTAGCTTATGGAAATAATACGGGTGTGCTTGGCGTTTCAGCAGCTGGTACAAATGGACAACTTCTTATGGGGGGTTCAGGGGCACCTGCTTTTGCAACTCTTGCGTGTAGTGATTCATCAATAGCATTTGCAACAGGGTCTAATACTTTAAGTTTATCAACAAAAATAACTACATTACAGAACGCAAGTGGTACAGCTGGTTTAATAGTGGATGGTTCAGGAAACTTAATATCACAAGCTAATGCTACTCTAGCGTATAAAAGACCTGTAGTAAATATAACTGCTTCTACAAGTAGCCCAACAGCAGCTCAATCAGGAAGTATATTTACATTAAACTTAGCAGGAGGTATAACAATAACTTTACCAACAGCAGTTGCAGGATTAACTTATGAGTTTCATGTAGGGACAACTTTTACAGGAAGTTTAATAATTAATGCAGCTTCAGTCTCTGATACATTACAAGGTATAATTACAATGGCACCAAGCTTATTAGCTACAGCTACTAACGCAGGAGCTACAACTGCTATTGCAGGACCGGCAGCAGCTGATCATCAATATATAGCAGATGCAGACACAAAAGGAAGATTGTTAGGAACAAGATTAAAATATACAGCAATAACTAATGCTATATGGTTAGTAGAAGGAACTGCTGTTACTATAGGGACTTGTGCAACACCTTTCTCATAATCATTGATATATAAAATATTTTTTATATATTTGCAGAAATTAATAATTTAAAAAACTAAAAACTAGAAAAATGGCAAAGAAAAAAACGTATGTAAAACAAGATTTAGTAAATTTATTGCAATCTTTACAATCAATTGAAAATCTTAAAGGAGTAAAACTAGCAGTAGCTGTTCAGAAAAACTATCAGATTATTGGCGAAGCTTTAGCAGATATTGAAAAGAAAGCAATACCTACAGAAGAGTTTATGCTTTTAGCAACAGAGATGCAAAAATATGACATGGAGACTCAAGTTGAAGAAGTAAAAGAAAAAGAGGCTCTTCCTGAAAATGTTAAATTAATTGCAGAAAGAAAGACGCAATTAGATGAGGTTCAAGCATTACTACAACAAGAAATTGAATTAGATTTAGCTTTGCTTTCTGAAAAAGACTTACCTTCTGAGATAACAGGAAAAGAGTTATCTTCAATTGCTTTAATAATAAAATAAAATTATGTCAAATCAACTAACAAATGAAGCTCTAGTAAAAACATTAGCACAACTAACTACAAATATAGAGCAAATATTAGCAGCTCCTTATGGGCAGCAGGGTGCGCATTTGATATATGAAGCAGACGCAACGTGGACAGGTGACTTTTATTGTATAGTTGCTTTAGCGGATGATGTTAAATTGGACAGCGATCGTACAGATGTAAATTGGAGTATAGATTCACAAGCTACATTTTTGAATAATTCTGGAAGCCTTGATATAGTATTACCAGTTGGAATGCCTATTTATGGAGACTTTAAATCTATAGGATTAAAAGCAGTTACGGGAGCGCCAGATGTAGTTAAAGTTATTGCATATAGAAAATAATGGCACTTCAAACTATATTAGGATTAGGAATTATAAGGGGAACGCAGCAAGTGGTGCTAGCGTATCAGGGAGGGGTTTCTCATTATGATGGGTGTTTCTTTGAGCATGTAAGTACTGCTGGGTTAGAATTAATGCCACAACTTAATATTGTAGATATGTGTAACACATTTGATTTAGATAGTAATGGAGATATAATGCCTGAAGTACACCCAGCTGCTTCAGGACATTTTCAAATAGATTCAAACGGTGATATAATACCAGAGATAGTTTAAAATAATAAAATATGGCAACAAAGAGATTAGTACCAAGAGGAAATAATGAAGGTGGTATAGGTACTTCAGCTAAGACCTGGGGAGACTCATGGCTATACAATTTAACTGTTACTGATTTAGATACTAGTACTTCAGGAAGTCTAGTTGTAGAAGACAGTGGTTTATTAGGTAAACGTTCTGTGCTTACTTTACTTCCTAATTTAACTAGCCTCGATGAAGGAAACCAATTAACAACTACTACACAATCTATAAATTATGTAGGAGCTGGGGTTACTACAACAGTTGGATCTAGTAATGATACTACTGTAACAATACCAGGAACGTCAGCAGTCTTAGACACAGAAGATCCTTCATGTTTTGTAGGTCTATGGGAAAGCGCAACAGGTAATTTATTACCTAAGACTGATGAATCATTATTATATAATGCCCAGAGCGAGATATTAAATATAATAGGAACTTTGAAAATGGGTTCTAGTGCTAATGCTAATGCATATAAAATACACAGAGAAGCAATTGCAGGCGCTGCTCAAGGGGGAGCATTAGATATTTTTGGAGGAGATACAACAGGAGGAACAAATCACGCAGGAGGATATTTAAATTTACACGCTGGATTAGGAACAGGTACTGGGGGTGGTGTAGCATCTGGTATATCTCTGTATACTGCTACTCTTAAAGGAAGCGGTACAACTGCACAAACATATATAAAGAATACTTTATTCTATACTTTAGGAGCCTCGCATGGTATAAGAACTTTTAACCCAGCTGACCCTAATGATTATCATGAACTTTTGATTGGAGTAGATGGTGCAACTAAACATGTAACAGTAGATAGTACTAATAATAATGGTGCACATTACGAACTTGATGTTGCCGGGGATGTAATTTATGACTCTGCAACAGAAACACACATTTGGAAAGAAAATAATAATCAAATAGGTTTATGGAATGGTAGTGGATTGCTTATTAATACTATAGCTACAGACGCATCTTTAACAAGCTTTTTAGTTGAGTCTGGAGGTCTTATCAAAAAGAGGCCTTTATCAGGTATACCTGCATCATTAGTTGCAGTACTGGACACAGAAGTTACTACATGTTTTGTAGGACTCTATGAATCTGCTACTGGAAATTTAGCTACTAAAACAGATGAAGGTTTATTATATAATGCGGATGATGGAGCTCATATGCTTACGTGTCTTGGTAGTTTGACGTTGGGGACAGGAGTTAGTGGAGCAGAACATGGAGTCTTATCTACAACATCTGTCTCTGGGGCTGCTGGTAATAGAATGGTCCTGTTGGCGGGAAAATCAGGAGCTGGAACAAACTTATCCGGGGGAGATCTTGGTATAGGGTCAGGACTAGGCACAGGTACAGGGGCTAATCAAGGAGTATATTTTAACGCCTCAGTCCAAAAAGCTTCTGGAACAACAGATCACACTTATCTCAATACAGCTATATTCAGCCACAGTGGTGATGGGGGAGCATCTTCAACCAACTACATGGAACTAAAGGGTATTACAGCTGGAGGACTTAAGATGCAAGTAGGAGTTCAAGGAAAGACCCTTATTTCTACTACTGGGTCAGACCCAGATATAGATATATCTTCAGCAGGAGGAGGGTATATTCGTGCAGTAGCCAACACCCACGCAGTAATTAGTGGAGGTACGTACGCAGAATTATCATCAGGCAGTGCAGATATAAATTTAAAGGCTGGTGGGGGTGATATTGTCTCGACAGGAGCTAGTGCGGCAGCATTAAGTACTCTTAACGCTTCAGGATTATTAATTAATAATATAGCAACAGATGCGTCATTAACAAGTTTCTTAGTAGAGACTGGGGGATTAATTAAAAAGAGACCATTAACTGGAATACCTTCAGCATTAACTGCAGTAACAGATACAGATGATGCTACATGTTTTGTAGGAATTTGGCCTGGTGCTAGTGGAAGCTTAGCAGCTCATACGGATGAGGTTTTTAAGTTTAATGCTACTGATGGGGGACAGATTTTATATACACCTAAAACTATAATAGGAAATACTAATACTTCTGCTAATGCTAGCGATTTAAATATCTATGCAGAGCCTGCTATTAATGGAGGTCCAACTAATGCTGTTGGAGGGTATGTAATTTTAAGAGGATCTTCGGGTACAGGAACTGGCGCTGGCGGGGGTGTTCAATGTTGGGGTACAAGAAAAACTAGTAGTGGTACAGGAGGACATACTGTAGGACGTATTGCATATTTTGAGAATATAGTTCCAGAAACTAGTGATTTTACTCTATGGGATCCCGCTTCAGTTAATGCTACAGATTATTTTAGAATATCTACAGCAGTAGCAGGGACTACAAAAATAAGTACTTTGGATGTGGCAGGCGCTGCAGCTCATTTACTTCTAGATGTAGACGGAGATATAACCTTTAGTAAAACAGGTGGTAGATTAGCAACAGTTGAATCTTTAAGAACAGAATCATTTTTACTAGCAGCTTCTGATGAATCCACATCTTTAACTGCGAGCCTTAGGAAAGTTCAATTTAGAATGCCTTATGCATTTGTATTAACAGATGTTAGAGCTAGTGTTAGTGTCGCGCCAACGGGAGCTGCTCTTACTGTTGATATTAATGTAAATAATACGAGCATCTTTGAAAATGGGGCTAACAATGGTGTAAGACTTACAATAGCTGCTAGTGCAACAACTTCTGTTGGAGGTACTGCACATGCTTTTGCGGCAGGTGGAGGGTCAGCTACACCTACACTTGCTATTGCAGATGATGCTGTAATAACAATAGATGTAGATGTAATAGGAAGTACAGTTGCAGGTGCAGGATTAAAAGTTACATTAATAGGACATAAATCAATATAAATATGATAAATTCTCATATGCCATATTACGCTCCATTTACTCAAGGTAATGATGGTTTGATCCTTTGGTTAAATTTAGATCCTGATTATAGAACTACATCTACTACTATAAATGATTGGAAGAATTTTATGAAACCTTCTGAAGTATTCTCTCAATCAAATGCTTCAAGAAGGCCCACAGATAATGGAACACATATAACTTTTGATGGAGGAGATTTTTTAGGGTGTAATGTAGATAGAATTTTAGATACTAGTAATGATGGATGGACTCTATATATAAGATATAAAGAAGACGATTGGTCTGCTAATTCTGCAATTTCCGGAGACGACAGTAGTAATAACTCATTTATAAAAAATGTAGGTGATGGACTGTCAATAAAAGCAACTGGTACTAGCGGGTCAGAGTCAAAAGGGTTTAACTTTAACGCTCCTTCAGATCTTGTAGACGATCAATATTATAATATAGCGGTAACAGCTACTTCATCCGGACTTTTAACAATCTATATAGATGGGGTTGCTCAAAATGATACAGAGCAATTTTCTGATAATACTTATGATTTAATATTTTCAGAAGTAGGGGGGAAAAATTCTACTAGTTGGTTGTTAGAAGGTAGCATACAAGAAATATTAATAATTTATAGAGAGCTATCCGCTACAAACATTCTAGATATTCATACATACTTAAACAATAAATTTTAATAATATATAAAACATAAAAAATGGCAATACTAACAACTAAAACAATACTCACAAGTAGCGACTTTTTTAGTAAAAGATTAAATATTAATACCCAAAATTCTGTTTCTACTACTGGAGACGATAGAACCTATGGTACTGATAAAGTTAATTTAGGAGTAAGAGCTTCTGCTACATACACACAGTTAGACGCAGCAGCAGCTAATATAAACGGTGATAAAGTCCTTTTAATAGACTCCTTTAACAACAGACATGAAATTGAATTCAGCACAACTTACTCTAATAGATCAGGTGGATTTGGTAGTACTGGAACAGTAACTATAACGGCAGCAGTGTCAGGAACTAATTGGACTAATAAGACATTAATACTAATTGATAATCATACTACAGCAGCTAGAACATTAACTATAACATTCAATGCTTCAAACACTCTTGTTGCAAAAACTTCTACGAGCGCAACAGCTATAGCGTATAGTGTAGGTTTAAGTGGTTTAACTACTATTACAGCTGTTAGAAACAAGATCGCTGATGCTGTCAATACTATTAATGAATCAGGAGACATATCTATATCAGCCGGTAAAAGCAATAGTAATGTTGCAATTATTAACTTTACTCAGACTATTATAGGTGTAGGAGGTAACACAACTATAGCAGGAACGTTTAAAGACTCTACTGCGGTAGGGAGTGTAACGGCATCTTTTACAAAAGGTGGTATAGGTTATACATCCTCGTTTGCTGGTATAGCGGGTAATGTAGATTCAGTTAATGCGCACGTAATTTCTCTTTATAACTCTATAGCTTTAGCGCACGCAGAAGGTAAAATAAGAATTAGCCCGGGAGCTACACCGGCAGCTGCTGTAATGACTTTAACTATGACAGGGCCTTATACAGATGATGCTAGTATTGCTATACAAGGTTCTGCTATTAGAACAGGAGAAGCAAGTACTACTGTATTTTCTGGGGCGGGAGTTCCTCAACCTTTACAGGCTGCTAGAGTAGATAGTCTTGATAATAAAGCATATTTCTATGCTACTAATATGTCTTCAGTAGGTACTGTAAATTTTTATACGAGAGAAACTTCGGAGATTGTAAAAGGGGAGATTAAATCTAGCGCTGATAATTTAACAAGCTCCCCAAATATAGATGGAGATGCAGGTAAAACTATTATACTAACTTCTGCAAATGGAGAAGTTTATACTCTAACTAGTGTAGTTCCTGGGGCAGCTACCGCACAAGCAAGAACAGGAGACAAAACTGCAGATTTTGTTATTGCAACTACAATGGAAGAGACATTAGAAAATATATCTAGGACTTTAGAGAAATTAGATAATAAAGCTAAAAGAGAAAAGAGGCCTTTTGTATTAGAAATTGACGCTGACGAAAAAATAGGTAAGATTAAACAAACAAAAAAAGACGGTGGTACTGCAGGTAATACAGCTATTACGGGTACATTTATAGAGGTAAGTCAAATTACAGGTACAACGTTTTCTGGAGGAGTTGATACATACCATTTAATAGCTAAGCTAGGGCCAGGAGAACATTTATATATGCCTTCAGCGGGTACACCAGTATTTTATGTAGATTGTGATACTACACAATGTGACGTAGAATACTTAATACTAGAATCGTAATGAAAAATTTCATTATTATATTACTCTTAAGTTTTTCAACTATAAGTAATGCCCAAACGTTAGCTAAACAATTAAAGTTTTCTACAATATATGGGGCTGTAAATGGTGGGACTTCGTTGTCAGACGTTAAAACTTTTTCTGTGTCTTCGGGAGAATTAGAGCAAGAAAATATAGTAACTCCTTATGATTATTCTGTTACTTTTGGTATTAGAAAAATAGCTAGATTTGGATATGAAAATAAAGCTAATACTTTTTATAATGGAACAGAAGAGTCTTGGTCAGATAATGCTACAGTAGGTAAAGTTCAAGGGTTTGAATATTTATTTGAAGTAGATTATTCTAGGCAACAAGGAGTAGATTATATAAATCAACATCACTTTATTAGGTATAGTTCTGACGATGATTGTGTAGGTGATTTGTGTATGAATGAATTTGCTGCAAAAGTAGAATATCTAAAAGACGGTTTTGCTGATATAGAATATTTTGAGTTATCAGAAAGATGGAGAGTTAAGAAAGATAAAAACTTAGCTTTTAGTGTGGGGGCTGCGCACAGGTTATCAGAACCTTATGGCTACAATCCATTAGAAGATTGGATACTTGATAATGGAAGTCTTCATTATACGTATTTAGCTATAATGGAAGGGTATACAGTAGATGTATACGCAAATGAATATAAAGACCCGGATGGTGATATAGTTGCTACTAACGCACAAGTATGGGAGGAAGTAGTTATTCCACAAGTATTATCTGATTACTCTGAAAAGAAAAGGAGTGCTTTAAAGGATCAGATACAGCATTCAATTGTTATTGGGTTTGACTATTATAAATATTCTAAACACACTTGGTTACACGCATGGGGTAATTTAATGCCTTGGCATTATAATGATGGTAGTGAGTTCTCATATCATAACTATATAGAGGATGATCAATGGTATGATTATTCTGCTGGTTTAATATATGGAATAAAACAAAGTAAAAATTTAGGATATTTTGTAGAAGGAAAGTATAATAAATATTGGAATAGAACCTGGTATGATTTTAAATTTGGAGTAAATTACGTAATATTTTAACATGGCAAAAGAACTAAACGAAGACACAACGTTAAAACTAAGTATAAAAACATTAGGAGGAATAGCGGCTTTAATATTTACTTTGGTTAGTATGTGGTTTATGTTGCAGGCTGATATAGCAAAAGCTATGGAGTTACCGATTGCACCAGACCCAGAAGTTACTCGTATGGAGTTTGATATGAAGGATAAGATGATTAGGCAAACTATTATGGATACAAAAGCTGACGTAGATGAAATGAAGAAAACGCTAGAAAGAATAGAGGATAAATTATATAACAGATAATGAAGAATATAGATGTTTCTTGGAAAATACTAGGCATCTATTTATTAGTGCTTTTTTTAGTTTGTATATGTGGTAAAGCTTCTGGTCAAATATCTGTAGCACAGTTTAATGCTAGTTGGAATAATGATAATGCTGTTGGGTGGGTGATGGACCTTGATGATTGTCAAACAATATCATATGTAGATATTGCAGCTATTCCTAAAATGCAAGTAAAACATAAAATAGCTGCTATACCAACTATAATAATATTTAAAGATGGAGAAGAGGTTGCTAGGTTTCAAGCTGACCTTAGCTTTAAGATGATGGCAAAGAAAGAGGAAGTGCAACAAGAAATAGATAACCTATTAATGAGTGATTTTTAAAATGAAAAAAATACAAAAAATGAAAAAGATAACTTTACTAGTTTGGTTATTATTATTAGCTTTATTACCTATAGTAACTTCTGCACAGACTTGTGTTCAAACAACAATAATTATAAATCTTGATCAATATCAAAGTGAAACGTACTGGACTGTAACTGACACTAGTGGTACTTTAATAACTTACGGGCAAAACTATGGTTCAGAACCTGACTATGGAGTTGTTGAAGAACAAAGATGTTTACCTCCTGGCCCTTTAGTATTCACAATATATGATTCGTACGGAGATGGTTTAAATGGGGCTCTTTGGGGTGGGCTAGATGGTTCTTACTATGTAGTGCAATGTTATGACACTATAGTTACTGGGACAGACGCTGCTTTTGGTAATGATACATCTCATGTTATTTTATCTGCTCCTTGCCCGCCTGTATTTGGATGTATGGACTCTTCTTACGTAGAGTTTAATCCTAGGGCTGATACAAGCGATGGGTCGTGTAGTACTTTAATAGTGCTTGGTTGTATTGATTCTACAATGTATAATTATGATTCTCTAGCTAACACTATGTCTTTAGTACCTTCTTGTGAATTCATATTAACATTAACAGATTTAATTGGAGATGGTTGGGCGCCGACATCAAACCTAGAGGTAACTCAAGGTGACAGTGTTTGGAATTTTACATTAGATACAGTTGCTTACGCGCAAGAGTACAGTATAAACTTAAGATCACCGCAAGAAGTATCGTTTAAGTTTTCAATATCTTCACAAGGACAGCAGTCAGCTGCTCATTGTGGATTTAAACTGACAAACCCATTAGGCATGAATATGATAGAGGTTGCAGCGCCTTTTATACAACCATTGTTTAAACGTACTGTATCAACTTATTGCGGTAACTATTGCATTGATAGAGTCTTTGGTTGTATGGATCCACTAGCTCTTAACTATGTAGACACAGCTAACACAAACACTCAATGCTTTTACGTTCTTGGCTGTACTAGCCCTGCTTACTTAGAATACTACACGCAAGGCTTTACGGCTGACACAAGTGATGGAAGCTGCTTAACGCCTGCTGTTTGGGGTTGTGATGACGTTACGGCATTTAATTATAATTCACTTGCTAATATAGATAATGGTGGATGTATTCCTGTGATCTTAGGATGTATGCAGCCTTTGGCTTTTAACTACAATCCTCAGGCAAACACTAGCGCTGAGTGTATTGCTGTTGTTTATGGCTGTATGAGTTCAATAGCTATAAATTACGATTCACTGGCCAACATAGACGACGGTAGTTGTATTGGGGTTAATTATGGATGTACAGATACTCTGGCATTTAATTGGGACCCTGCAGCTAACGCAGATGACTCTAGTTGTATTGCTGTTATATATGGATGCATAAACCCAACTCAGTTTAACTACGATCCTACCGCTAACACTAACAATGGAACTTGTATTCCTTTTATATTTGGATGTACAGACTCTACAATGTTTAACTATGTACAACTAGCAAACACAGATAATAACTCTTGTATAGCATTTGCTTATGGATGTACTGACCCAATAGCTTTAAATTATTGTGATAGCTGCAATACAGACGACTTTACCTGCGTACTACCTATATATGGCTGTACTGATAGCACAATGTATAATTATAACCCTTTAGCAAATGTTAACAATAGCAGCTGTACTCCTTTTATATTTGGTTGCACGGATCCTTCTATGCTTAACTATGATCCCCTGTCTAATACAGAAGATTTTAGTTGCATTGAGTTTGCATATGGATGTATGGATACGTCAGCTCTTAACTATGACTCACTTGCTAATACAGAAAATAACTCTTGTATATCAATTGTTGAAGGCTGTTTGGACCCAAACGCCTATAACTACTCGAGTATTGCTAACGTTAGTGATAATAATTGTAAGTATGATGCTGGTTGTGTGACTGGCCCAGGAAATCCTTATTGGATGAATGATCCTTGCTACTCTTGGGTAATATCAGTGGATGATTATTGTTGTAACAATTCTTGGGATACAATTTGTCAGCTGACATATAATCACTGTGAAGGCACTTATGCTGGCCCACTATTAAGAAGAGCACAAGTTAAAAAAGAGCTAATAATGATTACAGATTTATTAGGCAGACAAACAAAAGAAAATAAAAATCAAATTTTGTTTTATATCTACAATGACGGTACAATTGAAAAAAGAATAAACAATGATTAGCAAACACATAAGCGATAAAGAAGGAACATTTAGCACAACAGCAACAAGAAGAGGTTTAGAGAATAAGCCAAGTCAATTCGAGCTATCTAACATGAAGGAAGTTGCAGAGCAGATATTTGAACCTTTAAGAGAGTGGGTTGGAGGACCTATTAGAATTAATAGTTTTTATAGAGGCCCAGCTTTGAACAAAGCTATTGGTGGATCAACATCATCTCAACACTGTAAAGGTCAAGCTATGGACATAGATGATGGAGGTTGTAAGAAGACTAATGCGGAAATGTACGAGTGGATTAAAGAGAACTTAAACTTTGATCAGATGATCTGGGAGTTTGGTGATGATAAAAATCCTAACTGGGTACACATTAGTTATGTCAATGAGATTGACAATAGAAACAGATGTTTAAAAGCATATAAAGAAAAAGGTAAAACTAAATACATGGTTATTTAATTTATAATGGGATATATATATAAAAATATAAGTGGGACAACTCCTGTAAAGCTAATTAAAAAAGGCAGTAATTTAGATATACATTGCATTAAAGTTTGTAATACTAAAGACTCAGGAGATATAAAAGTTAATCTGTATATAAATTATAGTGGGTGGGTAGAAAAAGCAAATCTAAGTAGTACTTACAGAGATGGCCCTACTGTTTATACCACTGACGCTACCGGTAAGTCTACCCCTTCTTTGTATGTACACCCCGTTATAGCGGAGACAGAAGAAGAATTTAAGACTACCTACTATATATTAAAGAATAAATCAGTTGTGAATGGAGTTAACTTATTATTAGAAGATAATATTTTGTTATATGACCATGGGATATACGATCTTTATATATCTTTGGACGATACTGCTAGTACAGCAGATTTAATATTAAATGTAGTAGGAAGTACTAGCAGTAGTATAAATATTACAAGTACTAGTAGTAGCTCTAACAGTACTGTTAGTAGTAGCAGTAGTGCTGGTGGCAGTAGGAGTAATAGTAGTAGTAGTAATAGTGGCGGATATTAAAAACAAAAAATTATGAGTATACTAACAAAATTATTATCAGGTGGAGCAGCTAAGCTTGTAGAAAGCGTGGGTGGAGTTATAGATAACTTACATACGTCTAAAGAAGAGAAGCTAGCAGCTGAGGCAAAAATTAAAGACCTAGTAATGGGTTATGAAGCAGAAATGCAAAAACAAGTAACTGAGCGTTGGAAGATGGATATGGCTTCTGATTCATGGCTTAGTAAAAACATACGACCTTTAGTATTAATCTTTCTAGTAGTATCGACTATGCTACTAGTATTTATTGATGCAGGAGTTATAGCTTTTGATGTAAAAGCTAGCTGGGTTGACTTATTACAATTAGTTTTGATCACTGTAATAGGGGCTTACTTTGGTGGGAGATCGCTGGAGAAAGTTAAAAAGTAGTAACCAATAACTAGATATATGACTAAAGATCAGATCAAGGCCTTCTTGAAAGACAGGCCTGGCTACCTTAAAGAAGGTGCTGAACGTCTTTCTGAAAGATTAGACTGTAGTGTTGAAGCATGTAGAAATGCTTTAAAAGAAGCAAGAATAGAAGCAAAAGGTAACGACTTTGATATAGATAATATAAGTACATCTGAAATCAATGAGTTTAAAGCGTTCTTAGATAGTAACGGTATAGCAGAAGATGATGTTAAGTCTGTAAAGTTTTGGCAGACAATTAAAGGAGATAACAGATTTTCTGTAGTTACCAAAGGGGAGGATAATATAATGAAAGAGGCTAAAGAAGAAATGCTTAAAACTCTTAAAGAATATAGTCCTGTAGTTGAGAAGAAGTATGAAGCTGTAGAAGATCCTATAGTGTGCGAAGTTTCATTGCCAGATATTCATTATGGTAAGATAGACGGACAAACACTAGAGCAATCAGAAGAGGCTTATATGAATACGATCAAAGATCTTATGAATAAAGCATCAGGATTAAATATAGATAGAATACTTTTACCAATAGGAAATGATGGTATGAATTCTGAAGGGTACTCTAGAGCTACAACTAAAGGTACTCCTCAACATGATGGCGCAGAATGGCAAGAAACATTTGTAGGGTATTGCAGTTTAATGGTAAGAGCAATAAATTTTCTGTCTGATATAGCGCCTGTAGATGTGATTGTTATACAAGGGAATCATGACTATGAAAGAATGTTTTATTCAGGAGAGTTTTTACGAGCTTTCTTTTTGAAACATGAAGGAGTAACAGTTGACAACAACTATAACTCTAGAAAGTATTATGAATATGGAACAAATATGATTATGTTTACACACGGAGACAAAGAAAAACCTGCAGAAATGCCACTTATAATGGCAACTGAAGAGCCTATGATGTTTTCAAGAACAACTAATAGAGAAGTTCATTGTGGACATAAACATAAAGAGATGGTTAATGAGTACCGTGGAATAAAAGTAAGATTTATACCATCTATTTGCGGTAATGATGCATGGCATAAAATGATGGGGTATGAAGCTAAAAGAACTGGACAAGCACATATATGGAATAAACTACGAGGATATGAAGGCTATTTACAAACTAATTTATAAAGAAGATGACTCTAGATGAAATTGCATACAATATTTTAAACCTGGTACGAGGAGGAAAATCTCACAACGATGAGAGTATATCTATATCCCAGATAAAATTTAATGTTAAGTATTATCGAGCAATGCTCGTAAGAAGAGATTTTGCACGTAACGGACTAGTAACAAGACATCTAGAACAAAGTCTAGGATGTATTAAACTTAAACCTGTTAATGCTTCGCAGTGCTGCAACCTTCCTCTAGATTGTAAAGTAGTTCGTAGTATAGAAAAAATACCAAAAACAATTAGATTTAATTTTACAGATGCTATAACCTATGTAGGAGCTGTCGACGGTACTACTCGCATACCAATGATAGAGCCTCATATGGTTAAGTATTTACCTTATGATAAATATACTAAAGATAGTACTAAAGCTTATATGATTGAAGATTATCTATATTTAGTTAACGATCAAGACATAGGGTTTGTTAATGTTAGAGGTGTGTTTGAGGATCCAGAAGAAATCTCTAAATTTGATTGTGACGGTACAGATTGCTATAATTCAAAGTCTGATTTTCCAATGCCTATGGATATGTTACAAATGATTACATCTGGCATTATGCAAGGTGAGATGGGATTATTATCATCTACAATTACTGATGAAGTCTTAGATAGAAAACAAGATATAACAACGCCTCCTGCAGGATAATGAATTATACTTTATCACATATATATAATGACTATACTAAAAACGTAGATAATTCTGTAGATAAAATACTATTTAAAGATATTTGCAGTGAGTTTAATATGTTAGCAGTTGAGTATATATTAGAAGGTAAAGAATTTAATATGGGGTATAACCTATCTACATTGTCTATTGTAAGAATGAAGAGAGACCCTAGATCCCCAAGAGTAGATTGGTCAGAATCAAATAAATATAAAGAGGAGCTTAAACTTGCAGGATCAAAGCTATATAATAAAGACAGCGGAGAAGGAGTTAAATGGCAAATATATTTTACAGATGAAAACTATTATAAGTACTACTGGAGAAAAGGTAAATGTTCTGTACCAAATAAATCTGTATATAGGTTTGATGCTACAAGAGGTGTTAAAGGAAACAAAGAAAAATTAACTAGTATATTAAAATCAAACGAGTTGGCGTATCTTAAATTTAAAAAATATAAATAATTGCAGTATATAACAATATATCATCCAAAGTGATTATCAGGAAAATCATGAGAGATCTGAAACTTAGTAATGATAACTGGGTAGACGATGCTGTAGAATGGATTGGAGAAGCTTTAGAACATATAGGGGCAGCCCCTCAACTAGAAAAGAAAGTGTGCACTTTAACTGTTTCAGAGTATACTACATGTTTACCTTCTGATTTATATTATATTAATTTAGTTGGTATAAACGAATCAATAACAAGCAGTACAAGTTCTGAATTAAACCTTATAACAACTCAGATAGCTTCTATAAAAGCTTTACTAGATGCAGATCCTACACAAGAAGTTAACTCAGAATTATTTAAATTAAATTCAAGGTTAGCAATATTAGAGAGCATGTACTGGAAAAACCCAGATCAACTAACTCCTTTAGCTTACTCTACTTCAGAATTTCCTGTATCCTTGCACTGTGATAAATGTATAAATAGAAATGCTAGCGGTAAAGAATCGTATTTTATAAATGGAGGTAAAATAAAAACATCTTTTATAACAGGTACTATATGCTTAAGTTATATGGCATTCCCAACAGATGAAGAATGTTACCCAATGGTACCAAATGACATTAGTTTTAAAGAAGCTATGTTTTGGTATGTATATAAAAAATTATTACTAGGAGATCCAAATTCAAAACCTAATGGAATAGACTATGCTATGGCTGAAGGTCAATGGAAATATTATTGCACACAGGCTAGGAATTCAGCTAACTATCCTGACATTGATAGGATGGAAAGCTTTATGAATCAATGGGTTAGGATGGTTCCAGACATGAGCGCACATGACAGTAACTTTGAGCAATTAAATACAAGAGAACAACTAAGTAGAAAATTAGATTTATAATATGAAATTTTTAAAAGGAATGCATAGAGATACCAACCCTGTAGATCAACCTGTAGGAACTTGGAGATATGCTAAAAATATAGTTATACCACCTAATTCAGGATCAATTCAGTCTGAGCACGGAACTATAAAGGTAGCAAATATATCTAATGGGTATCACGCTGTGGGGTCTATTGTTCTTCATGATGATACTGTAGTTATATTCTCAGTTAGACCAGACCTTACAAATCCTGTTACCGCCATAGGTACTTCTGAAATTGGTTTATTTGATGTGGTATCTAATTCTTATACTATAATATTTAACGATTCTGCGCAAGCTTCTTCAGGTCAAGAATCATTAAACTTTAGACGAACGCACCCTATACAGGGAACATATAAAATAGATTCCACTAATAAGGTTTCTATATATTGGACTGATGATAATTCAGAGATGAAATTTATACGGTTGTATAACCCACCAACTACAGGTACTGTTTTTGATTTGGCTACTCTGTACGTATTCCCAAACGTGGATAAAATCCCCATTATAGACTTTAAAACTATTATTGGGGGAGGGCTTCTTACAGGGGCATATACTTTGGCAGTAGCATATGTAAACTTAGAAGGAACTCCAACTAATTATATTAATGTGTCTAACACTACATATATAAATGTAGCTAGTGAAAATCAAGCTAAGGTAGATGTAGGGTATACTGGAACAACTACTAATGGGTTTGTATCTTCAGGAGGATCTGCAGCTGCCTACCCAGGAAGTTCTTACGGTGGAAATGAAGGGGGAATTCCTACAGGTAAGGGTATATCTTGGGATGTATCTAATTTAGATCCTAATTATGCATTTATAAGACCCGCTATTATACTAAATGTTAACGGATCCTATACTGCTATACGACTGTCTGATAAACCATATAGTAGTGGGCAGAATTTAAATATAACTTATACAGGAACAGAGGTGAGTTCTACAGAGTTGTTAGATGATATACAAATTCCTAGACAAAGTTACATTAGAGCTAAAACAGTTGCTCAGGTAGATGATGTATTATACTGGGGTAATTTAGTTAGAAAACAACCAGATATTAATTATCAACGATATGCCTGCAATATAACAATACACGCTGCTGAAGCAAATCCATCTTTTGACGATGCTACTATTATTAATGGAGAAAGTGTAGAGTGGGATGTACTATCCGCTCCTGGCAGGGACGCTGAGCATACTACTAAATACAAAGGATACCAAAGAGACGAGGTTTATGCTTTTTATATAACTTGGGTTATGAATGATGGTAATGAAACTGTAGCGTATCATATACCAGGTAGGAGTGCGGATAATATACCAGCTGCTTATGCTATACATTCAACTTCAGGAACAACCTTAAAAGAGAATCATCGTGTAGACGATGTTAATGGTAGTACTCCAATCCCTGCTACTACTGAAAGTGGCGATCTAAATAACCCTATGATAGGTAAGGTTACTACAAGAAGTGCTTGGGGTAATGCTACAGGTATGGGGTACTGGGAAAACGAAGGAGAAGACTACCCTAACAATATTAATTATGTGGCCCGGGATAAGGACGGGGTAGCGCAGGAAGATTTACGTAATACACCTGTAAGGCACCACCATTTTCCTTCATCAGCTCTTCAGGAAGGATCTAACCATATATACGCAACAACTAATTCTAATAATAGTGATACTGTAATGAATCCTTTAGGGTTTCAAGTTAGGAATGTAGCTATTCCTGATGAATTAATAGGTAAAGTAAAAGCTTTTAAAATATACTACGCTAAACGAGAGGAGATCAATACTACTGTTGTAGACACAGGAGTGTTTAATTTTACCCCCAGCTATCATAGTGGGCCGTCTAATTCTACATGGGGTTATTCAGAGACCACTTACGACACTTACAGCAGTTACGATAACTCAATATCTAATGTTCCTGTTAACGGTCCGTGCTATTTAAATTTTGCTACTTTTGGACTACCTTGTTTAGAATATATGATACAGTCCCCGCCAGATTTAGGAGGATCTGTAGTCGCAACGCCTTTTAGCTGTACCCACGCCCCGTACAATGACGTTAAAACTACTAAGTGGAGTGGGTATCTGGACAGAGATGATTGGGCTGCTAAAGGAGAGTGTATGACTTTTAACGGTCTTCACATGCGGGTGAGTGATCCTGATATTTCTGGGATAGATTATATAAAAATAACTAGACATTTAAGGATAGGAAGGACAGATGATACCAATGGCCGTATGGCAGGAGTAACTATTCTTAGAAGTGATGAGACAGGCCTAGATTATTCTAGTACTAATAAAATATCTTGGTTTTTAGACTGGACGCGTATGCCTTATGAGCACTATGCATCAAAAACTGGTAATAGTTTACCAGGGCCTGACTATGATGTTGTTGGTATAGCGCCAGGCAAAGTTCCTAATATAAGATCATTAAAAGCAAAATATAATATAAAGAGTAATGAAACTGTTTCTATTCCTGGTACAAGCACAAACGTAAATAATATAGGAGGATGTCAAACTACTTTTTTGTACGCTAATAGACCTATATGGTCTTTAGATATGGGTAGGACAGTTAAAAATGTATACCAAACTCAAAACCGAGCTACGTATATGAATTGTGGTCCTGCAACTTCATGTTTTACTAAGGACATGGTTAACGCGGCTCTTAATGTTGGTCTACAGGATTATGATTTATTTGGTAATGGCGCATGGGATGTAGGTCTGCAGAATTTTACTGTTGGAGGTTGTGGTACAACTACTTATGCGTTATCTATAGGTAAACCTAACGGTCAAGGTGGGAATACATGGGAGGAAGGATGGGTAATTGCTGAGCAATGGCGCGCTACAACCCACAGTAATGATACATACCAGTCATATGACCAGCACAGCCATATAGCTCAATATCATGCATATGGTGGAGTGCATAAATACATTCCAGATGTATACTCTCCTTTTAGCAGTCAGTACAGTTTAATATACACAGGATATACTCATGATGTGTCTACTATAAATTCTTCTTCTTATGTTAATATGACAGGCACCCCTACACCAGCCAGTAATGCAGACATCATATTTGGAGGGGATACATTTATAGATTACTATACAGAAACACGACATATGCAGCAAGAGGGTTGGAAGCATCCTCAGAGCGGTCTTTGGCCAGCAACAGAGTGGTACACACATTATTCTTATGGCTATTTAGGAGCGGTTTCAGGAAAAACATCTACAGATTACTGTCAGCAGATGTATATAACAGAGTCTAAAGTAAATATCTCCCAAAGATATTCTCTAGGAAATGATAATGAAGATTTTTATCCTCTTGTTAAACGCGAGTCTTCTAAACAAAATAATAATTTTGTAAACTCCTTTAGAATTTTTAGTTATGATACAACTATGGATTCGTTAAATGACATAAAAGGTACTATACCTTTTGATCACCTGAACGTAACAGCCTCAATAGCGGATTATCCAACAAGAATTATTAGAAGTGTTAAGCACAACCGGGAAGGTCTTGTAGATAATTTTAGAACGTATAAGCCAGAACAATACAGGGACCTGCCTAGAAACAGAGGAGAGTTATGGAACCTATCGTCTTTTGATAATGTACTGCTACCTATTCTAGAAAGATCCCTACTTAAAACAAAAGGTAAAGAAGATCTTAACCTATCAGATACTTCATCAGTAGCTCTTGGGAGTGGTGATTTATTTGAAAATGAGCCAGACGAAGTGTTGTTCACGGACAGAGGGTACGGTGGTACTTTATCACAGTTTAGTGTTGCTACAAGTAGGTATGGACATTTTTCCGTAGATAAGATGACAGGTAAAGTTTTTTTACTAGCTAAGGAGTTAGAGGAAGTCTCTAACTACGGGTTAAAAGAGTTTTTACTAAGAAGATTAACATCTTGGTCGTTATTGGAGTATGGACTTCCATCTAATATAGATATACCCACTATAGGTATAGGTATAATATCTACATGGGACCCTAAGTATGCTAGATTTATTTTAACTAAGTTAGATAAAATGCCTACAGATGCATTTATAAGTTTGCATACAGCAGGGGATTTAGATTGGAACGAGTACTCTAGGCACTTTATAAATACTGACACTGCCGATCTTATTGATTGGGATGATGCTATTTATTTTGAAGATGCATCTTGGACAATATCTTATTATCCAGCTTTAAAAATATGGGGATCTCTGCACGATTTTTACCCTAACACGTATTTTTACACTACCACTAATTTTTACGGCTTTTTTGGGTCAAAGTTGTATGAGCATAACCATGAAAGAGGTAGTTCTCTTGCAAATTTACCTAAAGGAAATAGTGCGGGTGTTCTTTATAATATAGGAAGATACTATGGCGTGGACTATGATATAGTATTTGAATATATAGATAATGAAGCGCCTGATGATAATAAATTATATTCTAATTTTTACTATACTGCAGACATAGAGGTGCCATCTAACGATGAGGGCGGAGTAAGGCATGAAGTGCATGATTCAGGATTTGATTATTTCTATGTGTATAATAGTCATCAATTAACAGGGGGAGCTACTCTGATAGAACCTGAAGGAACTAATAATCAACTTTGGTCTACTGCAAATGTAAGAAGAAAAGAAAGAACTTGGTATGTTAACGGGTTTAGAGACGATAGAAATCAAAGCACTCTGACAGCTAATACTACTTTAGATGCTCCTATAGACAACCCTATCTTATCAACAAATTTATTATTAGCAGATATTAATATACAATTAAACTCTTTAGGTTCTAAAGTTTGGAATACGAGAAGAAAGTTTGTAGATAAATGGATAGCTGTAAGACTAGTGCAGAATAGAAATAATGATATTGCTAGTAATACTGGAAAATTTTTAGTAACTTTGCATTCTGCAGGTGCGTCAAAACGTAAAACATATAGATAAAATGAATTATAAATCAAAATACACACCTAAAAAAATACGTAAACAATATAATACTGGTGGATATGGGTTCTCAGACTATGGGTCTAATACTTATGAGGCCCAAGCTGATGCGGAACGAATCAACGCTTTACAAACTGCTACTACTAATACTTATAATCAAAATCAAGAAGTACTAATTTCAGATTATAAAACTAATCTCCAACTTTCTAATCAGAAAATACAAGAAAACAAGGCACTTCAATCCCAAATAAAAAGTGGTATTAATTTTAGTCTTTCTGGGAAAGGAGATAATGGTAAATCCTATAGAAATAATATTAATTCCTCAATAACGGATAAATTCACGGGTAGGGGAGATGTATCTCCAGAATTTACAAGAGATTTAAGTGGGGGGTATGACGCAAGCTCAGCAACATTAAATGATCCTGGAGGTATAGGGCAATATGCTACTGACCAAGGTTTATCAGACGCTAATATGAGATATGAAGCAGCTAACCCTCAGGTAAGTAGTGCAAAAACTGAGCCTCAAAGTTTCGCTGTCCCACAAGGAGAAACCTACTATCCAGAGCTTGAATCTGGCATTAATACTATAGAAGCTGCAAGCTCAGCAATTCCTTCAGGCACTATTTCTGGGGTTAATGCAAGTTATAATTCTGAATTCTATAAGGCAGTTGGAGACCAAGTAGTAGATAAAGCTACTAATGAAGTAGTAGGGAAAGTAGCAACAGATGTAGCAACAGATGTAGCAACAGATGTAGCAACAGATGTAGGAGGTAAAGTTGCAGGAAGTGCGACAGCTCCTGTGTCAGGAGGTCTTTGGACAGTGCCTGTTGACCTGGGGTTACATTACTTAAGCGATGATAATGATGATTCTACGTATACTGCAGCAGAAGTTGGAACTGATGTAGCTAGTTTAGCTTTAGATTTAGTTACCTTTGATTGGATAGGGGCTGGAATGCAAATATTCGATATAGGGTCTCAATGGGCTAGAAGAAATAAGTTAAAAAGAGAAGCTGGAAAAGAAAAAAGAAAATTAACAAAAGCACAAACTAAATTAGAAAATGAGCATACTGCAGACGTACTAGCTAATTCTAAAGCACAGGGATCTCAAAAATCAAGATATGGTAAAAGAGCTGTTTATGGTTCAGGCGCACTAGGAGGTTTTAAATATAACATATAATAATAATAAATAATGAGCGATTTTAAAAATAGGCTTAGAAAGGCTTTAGACAGTAGCGGTCAAGTAAAATATAAAAAAGGTGGGTACATTAAAGATTCTGGAGGTGGGGACCAAGTAGTATACGGGGCCGGACATAATCAAGGAGGTGTGCTGCGTAATTCTAATGTAGAGTTAGAAGGCGGAGGATATACTCCAAATGGACAAGCTAAGGCCGGAGAAGTTATTACTACTATTTATGATAATGGTGGTAACCCTCAAGAATTTTATATGTCACATAAAAATGGAATTGCTCAAAGATACCTACAAGCTAAAGCTGAAAATGGAGGTACTTTACCTCAACAAACTAAACAAGAATTTGCTAAGCTTAATGAAAGCATGAACCCAGACGGAAGTCCTTTAGATATAGCGGCTAACGGAGGTATGAGTAAAGAGTATGGGTCTGGTGGTAAAAGAGGATTTTGGGACAATGTACACGCAAAAAGAAAAAGAGGAGAAGCACCTGATAAAAGTAAAGTTTCTGCTGACACAGCGAAAAGATTTAACCTTGAAAATGGAGGTATGAACGAATACGGTATGGGTGGAAATAATCCATATATGGAGAACGGAGGTTACAAAACACATGATATGACTAATCCTAAAACAGGGTATACAATATCTGCTACAAATGAAGGGGCGCATAACTCATTAAAAGGGGCTGGTTTTACACATGCTTATGGAGGAATGAAGGAGTATGGTACAGGAGGGGCTAACTTAGGTATGGGAGCTTTGGAGGATCTTTCATATATGGAGGACGGAGGAATGAAAAAGTACTTTATGGGAGGAATGCCTTCACAAGAAATAAACGCAGCACAAGCAGGGCGTATCTCTGAATCTGAGTTACTTCACCAACAGACTGTGAGAGCTGATGGTGGGTATAGAGGAAGAATGCCAGAAGAATACTATACAGGAGGCTTTCCAGCTGTGACTTCTTCATATTTACCTAGCGTTCCAGGAACAACACTTCCTAGTATACCAAACCGTCTACCTATGTCTGGTAGAGGTATACCTGGAAATCCTTTTGGGAGTGGGTCAGGTATTCCACAAAGATGGGCACCTAGACCAACCACTAACCCTACTGCTAGTAGTTGGAGTGTGCCAAACTGGATGAAGAGAGCAGGGACGTTTGCTACAGCTATGTTAGACACAGAAGGGTTTGAGGCAGGAGCTGTAAGAGGGGATAATAACTCTGTTATCTCTCAAGGTGAGGATATGGTTGGAAATAACGCTAGAGGAGGCCAGATTACAACTAATTACTTTAACGGTAGGGTGCAAAAACAAGATTTCTCTGGGAAGTACGGGGAGAAAGGAAGTTGGTACTACCCGGATGAGAAGTTTAATGATGTAGATAATTCAGATATACTAAGAGTAAATGATCTTGCACCTACTGTAGAGGAGCAAGTTGAAGAAGTAGTTACTGAAGAGGTTGTTGTTGAAGGGGTTACACCTGGAGATGGAGGTGTTAATAACGGAACAGATGAGACAAGATCTGTGCAAAACGACCTACTAGATAAGGGGTATGGATTACCTAAGTATGGAGCTGATGGTAAAATGGGGGATGAAACTCAAGGAGCAATTGATGGTATGAACGATGATAGAGCTAGATCTGCCGCTGGGCACGGAGTTAACCCTGAAGATTTAGAGTGGGACCCAACTAGAACAGAGAATAACTATGGAACAGATAAAGGAGGGTGGATGCCAAAAGAGGGGGCAGTTAACACAGCGTTTGGAGATGTTTGGAAAGACGGTGAGTGGGCAGCTGAGGAAGATTACTATAATGAGGAAGGAGATATAGTACCTGAAAACCAAAAAGCCAAAACTACACCTGACGACAAAGAACCAAAGAAAAACTTCTTAGACAGAATAGGAATGAATAATATTACAGACGCTATAGAGATAGCTAGTATTATGAAAGCTAATAGATACGCTCAGAAACAAAACAAAAAAATAGGAGAGTTAAAAGTTAAATCTAAGAAAATACAACCGGGCTCTTACACTCCAGAGACAGTTGACTTAGGAGATGATAAAGAAAGAACCTCTCAATTAACTGTTGCTAATATAAAAGCGGGCCAAGAGTCTGGTAAAAGTATGGCATCTATCATAGCTGCACAAAAAGCAGGGCAAGGATCGTTAAGGTCTATAGCTAAAACAGAATCAGAATTGCAGAAAAAACAAAATAATATTGCTAAGAAAATGAACATGGACGCTAAGTTTAGAGCGGACACTGCTAACACAACTAACGATAGAAACGATCAGGTAGCTAATAATGATGCAAAAGCAAGTATGCTTAAAAATAGTATTGCTCTATCTCAGAACATGAGAAACGCTATTAGTACTAAAATTAAAGACACTAAACAACTTAAAGCTGCTGAGAATCAAATGCTAGTTATTAATAAAGCTATAGCGGGCGGTACCGGCACAGATAAGAGGAAAGGTATAGATAATATTAGACAACTAATGAATAAAAGTTATATATCAACAGTTGAGGGCGAAGAGTTAATTGCAAACATTGAAGCAACAATAGAAGATAAAAAAGGATAAAATGGGAAAATACGATTTAAATAGTGGGAACATTATTACTCCAGTGCAGTCTACATTTATAGATCCTGGAGTAGAAACATTTAAGCAGGCTGCTTTGTTATACAGACAACAGTATGATAAGAATAAAGATGCTTATAATCTTACTAAAAGAGCTATGGCGCAGATGGAGTTAATGCCAGGAGACGAGAAGGCAGGGTTAAGGGACCAGTTTACAGGCACCATAGATAAAAACTTTGAGAGTGTTTTAGAGTCAGGTGCATTTGAAGACGCAACTAATGCTGTACAACAGAACATCGATTATGTAATGACTGATAAAACTGTTAATCAAGCCCAGAAGAATGCCTTAGAATTTACAAAGGAAGAGGCTATGATAGAAGAATTTGGGCCTAGTGGTATCTTAGATTTTAACAAAGGAGCTAGAGAGAGCTTTACTACCGTTACAACAGACGAAGAAGGTAACGAAATTGTTAATAGCTATAAAGAGAAGATGGAGCAGAAAGAGGATTATAACGCTTACATGAAAAATCTTATAGGTACTATTGCCTCTAGTGGCAGCAGTGCAACAGGGGGCCTAGATGTTAATGGTGATGATATTATGGATTACCTTCAAACAGGTAACACTAAAGGAGTTTCTAGAGGTAAGATGGAGAGGGTAGTAAATGGTATGCTAGGTAACTACTTAGATAGTAAAGCAGGTGATCAAGATATGAGGCGTTTAACTCAGATTGAAGGTATGTCTGAGGGTGATGCTAAATTAGATATTCTTAATAGAATGAAAGGAGCAGGATCTAGTCAAGTAGGATTAACAACTACTATATCTAATCAAGCATATAAACTAAATTCTGCGAGTGGTAGTGGTAGCGGTGCTGGCGATGTGACACAAGATAACTGGGCTGTTAATAGTTTATTAGATAGTAAAACAAATATAGGGTTTGATGTTTATACTGAGATGACAAACAATACTTTAAATATATCAAAAGACATTGTTGGAGGGGTTAGGGTATCAGGGCAACAGGGTATTACTGTTGACTATAGCAGGTTTGTTGGTCAAGAAGCATTCAGCAAGATCGATCAACAGTTAATATCAAACGGTGTTGTAGCAAACTCTGAAGAAGCTAGTCAAATGTCTGCCCACTTAATAGATTATTTAGTGGCTGAGGAGTCTGGTAACATTGAGGACATGCGAAGAATATCTGCGGATATGGGAATAGAATTTAATGATAAGACGAGGGTAGGAAAATTACAAACACTTTCACAAATTGCAACAGCTGCTGTAGATGTAGAACAGCTTAAGAATATGGGAGCATTTGTAGATGTAACTGTTGATGGAGTGTTTAGACCTAATTCAGGTACTAAAGGCAACGCGCAGTGGATAAATGGTAATGCAGTTATAGATGGTGAGTATTGGTTTACTGAAGAGCAGATGGATCGTATGGCTAAAGGTTCTGGAGGTAAATTTGCTACAACAGATTGGGCGCTCTCTCCTGATTGGTTTGGGGCTACGGACATTGATAACATAGAAGATGCACAAGGTAATAAAATATTTAGGAAGGTAACAGAAGGTGAAAATACTTACTGGGTAATGAAAGGTAAATCACAAAGAATTAAAGGTGAAAAACTTCAAGGAGATGCATTATACAAAGCCGCAGGACATAGTACTACCCAGTATAATGACAATGAGGAGACAATACTAAGACAAAGAGTTGCAGCTAGATCGATAGCTGAAAGTTCAGATATAAAATACCAACAAACAATTAATACTGCTAAGGGACTTCCAGCAAGTCAGACCCTAGTTGTTAAAGAGGCATTTAATACATTAAAGAAAATGCCAGATATATTAAATATGGCTAATCCTGTAGGTGTGTACAATCACCACGCTGACAATATATCTAAACTTGTTATAAAAGCTAAAAATGAGGGTAAGAATAACCAGGAACTGACTGTTATACTTAATAGTTACCTACAAAGTATAGGACAAAAACAAGAATAATTAGTATATTTGCCAAATGACTAAGAAAAAATACCAAACTGGAGGTTTAGATGAAAATAATTTACCTATAGATGGGGGAACCCCTACAAACTCTGCAGTATCTTCTGTGGATCAAACTAGTGGTTCTTTATCGTTAGACCAGTCTTTTAAAACTTTAAGTAATAATAGAGGTCCTATCCCAGGTATGGGGGGTGTAGGGCAGGCCGCACAATATTCAGATGACACAGGAGATCAATCACGTTTTGATTTTGCTGCTGGAGCTGATGGGATAGCTACTCAAAATGCTTTCCCTGAGATGTATAAGTCTATATATCAAGGTGATCTTTCAAATTATATGAACTCTCATATTAATGATACTAGGGGGTTTCATGTAACTCAGTATGAGGACAGGTTAAGAGAGGTAAGAGTTAAGATAGCTGAGATAGAACAAGCAGAGGAAAGAGCTGATGATTTACTGATGTCTGGTCTTCTATCTAAGTCTGACCATGCAGGAGTTATGGATAAGATTAAAAAAGGTGAATATGTTACTGAGACTAAAGGTCAAAATCTTATTCATACAATGTTAGATGAAATACAAATTGGATTATCTGATACATTAACAGAAGAGGATTATGAAGAGTATATTCAAAAATCTCTAGAGGCAGGTCTATTAGACAAGGACATACTTACGAAGAGTTACCTTGGTACGGGAGACTCAATGGAGAGTTTATTAGAAGATAAAGAAAAGTATGAGGAGAAAAAAGCTGAGAAAGAAGAGTTAATAAAAAATGGAGGTTGGGGTAGAAGTGTGTACTTTGGTAGTATACCTGTTGTAGGTGCTCTATTTTCAGGTTACGGAGGAGGTGACGTATCGCAAGACTGGAATTTAAAAAGTAAGATAGAGGGAAATAATCCTAACTATGACGGGTTTTGGGGAGGTGTAGGATCTTCTATCCCTGGAGTATCCAAGATGACTGGGTTATCAGATAAATGGATGGGAGAAGAATATTTTGAGCACAGATCTGGTAAGGATTTAGCAGGTACCATGTCAGGAGCAGAAGGACAAATATTTTCTATAGCTGCCCCTATTTTAACAAGAGCCGCTGCAAGACAATTAGGTGCGGCTACAACAGGTGTAGGGGCTAACCCATACACACAAGGAGGTTTGGCTCTTCTTACAATGGGTGAAGTAGCTTTTGGGCTTGGTCTTAGTAGAAATGCTGAGAGTAGAATGGAAGCTGGTGATGTATACTGGCAGAAAGTTGATCAGATGGAGAAAGCTTTCCAAGATCAAATCTTTAAAGATGAAGGTATAAAAAGAGATTTAACAAAATCTGAAAGAAATAATATAGCTATATCTGCTAATGAAGGTATAGACGCTTTAATAACAAAGAATAGAGCACTAGGAGCATCAGATTTAGCACAGTTTTTATTAACATGGGCTAGAATACCAGCGATAGGTAAAACTTTTAGCGGTATAGGCTCTAAAATAATACCTAAATCAGTTAGTAACGTTTTAGGCCGTAAGATAACATCTAATTACTTTGGTAGGTTAGGTATAAATGCTGCTAAATTTTCAGCTGGTGTGGGTATATCTAGAGAACTAGAAGGAATGGAAGAGGGCCTTCAGCATACATGGACTCAAGATTACTTAGCAGGAGCTACTCAAGATTACTCAGGAGGATTTTTTAGCAATATAGCAGAAGCAACAGGAGATGTATGGGCTAAAGACGCTCCTCTCTATGCAGCTAATATGACAGGTTTAGCTAATACAGATCCTGACATGTATAATAGTTTAAATTTTAAAAGAGCTGTACAGTCTGGTAGAGATATGGCTACTATGATGACTGGAGGAGCTAGAGCTGCTAGTAATTATGGGGGACTTAAAGGTGTTATGGGCCTAAGACAGGCTATGAATTTATTAGGAAAGAAAGGAGATGTGTTTAATTCTCAAATGGATTTAAATGATAAGTCTGATTTACTATATAAGTATTTCAAAAACGGTAAAGAGAATGATCTTTACGACGGATTATACAGACTAGCTAAGGCAGAGAAGATGGAAGGGTTCACTAAAGAAGATGCTATAACTGCTATAGACGAGATAAGAGAAGCTAAAGATATATATAATAGTATATTTGATAAAGAATCTGCGTTAGCCTTTAATGTACTTGGTTTTGAGTATGATATATTAGGGGGAACAAAAGGAGAGAAGCGATCAGAAAAGGATAAGGAACAAGTCTTTAAGAATGCTATTAACTTAGTGAATAAGACTAAACTAAACGAACAACTTAAACAAAAGAAACAAGAATTCTCTGATGAGCAATTATCAGGGCTTGATGAATTCTATACGCCAGCTTTAGATAAAGAGGAATTATCAGAGTTAAATAATAAAGAAACTTCTAAGGAAAGAGCAGAAGAATTAAAAAAGAAGCAGGAAGAAGGAAATTTATCTCAGACTCAAAAAGAAACTCTTCAACAGAAAATGAAGGACAGAAATCTAGGTACACCATATGACCAAGATATAGAAGAGAATGTACAAGACATAGAGCAAGCAAAGCAAGAGAATAATGATATTGCTAGTAATGAGAAAACTATGTATAAAGGAGTGGCTTGGGACACAGGGGAGCTTAGAAGAATTCAAAATTTAGGTAAAGTAATTTCTGAGATGCAGGCAAGAGAAGACTTAACAGAGGCTGAACAAGTTACTTTAAAAGATCTTAAGATTGAGAGTGAGAAAATTGCTTATGAGAATCATAGAGAGTATGAAATAGCTAGAGAAGGTAAGAGAAAGCATCAATTAAGAAGACTGGTATCTCATCATACTGTAGGGAGTATTGTACAACATATAACTAAGTACGGTAAAAAAAGATTAGGAGAAATATTACCAGACATATTAGATAATAACTCGAAGTTAGATCCTGCAACTTTAGAAGAGATTGTTGAAATGGCTGATGAGATTGTTAGAGATGCTAATGAACAAAAGCATATTATACAACAAATAAAAGAAAATAAAGAGAAGTTAACTAATAAAGGATTTGACCCTACAGTAGGTAAAGAATTATTTCATGAGCCTTTAACGGAACAGGACATGAAAGACCTGCAAGAGTTAAGAGACCTAGAAGATTTTAAACCATTAGATACTTTACAGCAATCAAGATTAGACGGACTAGTTGAAAGAGCCGGCGTAGATCATGATATGAAGGAGTTAAATGAGAAGCAAGGTAAAGCAGAGGCTAAACTAGCTCAATCTAATGATACTTTAGATAGCGCAGAAAAACTACTAACCCGAGCTGCTGAAGATCCAGATTCTATAACTTTAAGAGATGAAGTATTTGCTACTTTTGATAGAGATAGAGTTCTAGAAGAGGCAGCTTTAGAAGTTTTAAATCCTTTAGAGTATATCAAAAGCCAGCTAGACAATATACCAGACTATAGTGATGTGAATAATGCTCAGCAAGTTTCTGATAAGATAGAGCTGTTTATGAATATCTTTAAACGTAGAACAGTAGAAGCTCCAAACGATAAAAAAGATTATTTTGAGGCTATTACAGAAGACTTAGCTGCAGGGTATGTAATGGCTCAAGGATTGTTAATGGAAATTAAAAAGAATTCCGCAAACAGAGAGCAACAACAATATGAATTTGAAGATAGAATATACAGACAAACTTTAGAGTCAATAGGATTAGGTTCTGATGTTCTACCTCTAGATAATAATAGTAGAGGAAGTCTTATACATAAATTATTAGGAGATGAGGTATTAGGTAAGTTAAGTTTAGCTGCAACGCAACTAGAAGAAGGCCAAGTATTACCTGAAGGAGTGCTAACAGGAATGACAGATAAAATGGCGGTAGCTTTAACTGCTGTACATCTAGTAAAAAAAGCTTTAGAGTCTGAATCAAAAGCCAAGAAAGTATTCTATGAGAATCTTGAGTTAGGAGCGAAAGCTGCTTTAGAGAGTGTTAAAGGTATTATTGAGTCTGATATAGATCAAGATATTGCTTTAGATAACTATCTTAAGAATCCTGAGTCAGGGTTAAGAGGGTTACTACAACAAATAGCAAGTGTAAATGAGGACCTAGATTTATTTAATAATAACTCTGCATTATGGAGATATGAAGATCATTTAGATGCATATAGATTATTAGATGAGCTACAAGTTGAAGACAGATCTCAACACACTATCTCTAAAGAAGTATTAACTGATATTCTTATTCAACATATTAAGTATGTAGCAGACACTAAGCTATCTAAAATATTAAACTCTGAGTTTGATATACCTACACATTTACATAATGAGAAGACTGCTTTAAATAACGAAGAGTTTACCCCAACTAAACAGCAATTAAATGCAATACGAGAGTTAAGTGTATTTTTAGCGTCTAAGATTAAAAATATAGGAGATATAGCAAATGTTTCAGCGTTTATGCAGGGAGCTGCCGGTACAGGTAAGAGTAAAGTTGTATTACCTTGGGCAATGGCTACTGCTGGTATACCTGCTAATAGAATATACGCAATGGGCCACAGTGATGCATCCTCCGCAACAATTAATAAAGCGTTAGGTATTGAGATTCCTAACACAATAAATACATTTTTAGAGTTAGATGAGGATTCAATACAAGCATTACAAGTACTAGTTATAGATGAGGCTCCTTCACTATCTTATGCTCAGTATGAGGCTATAGAGAATAAGATAAGAGAAGAAAATGAAAGACGTAAAGAAGCTAAAGAATCTATACTTAAGGTTCTAATGCTTGGAGATGAAGCTCAAATTACTAGTGAGAGCGTGTCGCCACTTAGATCTTTTGGGACTTTACCTAATATGAACACATTAATTACTCCTGTTACAAGTATATACAGAAGTGATAATCCTGCTATTGCAAACTTCCAAGACATATTTAGACGTAATTTAAATGATATGTCTAATGAGCAAATTGTAGTTAAGGTAAATACTCCAAATCCTTTTATGGAAGGGGCAAAAGGAGTTTATGGTATTTCAGGAAACTTTAAAGAAAGATTAAGATTAAAATTAGCTACTGAACCTGCTGAAGGCTCTAGACGAGCTATAATAGTTAACCCAAATAGAGTTGAAGAATATAAAGAATTTGTTAGTAGTAATAAATACAATGTTGAGGTATTAGATTATGTCCAAGCTCAAGGAGAGACTATCGATGAAGTTTATATGGATATAAGACAGGAGAATGGTATGGACTCTGAAGACTATAATAAAGCATTATACACTGCTTCTTCTAGGGCCCAAGAACTTATCATTGCTACAAATCTTAATATTAAGAATACTATAGACCCTCAAATGCACCACATACAGAATGATCTTTCTGGTGAATTTACTAGAAGAGCTACTGAGTTTAAATTGGAGGTTGAAGATAATGTAGAACTACTTAATGAGTTCGACGGAACACAGATGGAGGAGGATCCTGTAATAGAAGAAGAGTTAGAAGAGGAGGGAGAGACAAATACAGAGAATGATACTATAGAAGGAAATGAGGATGTTGTTATAGAAGAAGCGATTGAAGAAGAGGTTTTAGAGAATACACAAGACTTACCTGATGAAGATCCAGCAGACGCTGTAGCTAATGATGCTATAGAAGTTATAGAGGAATTACCAGAGGAAGCTTATAGTGAAGATACTGAAGCGTATACAGAAGGTGAAATTCAAGGAGAGTTTAATAAGGATATAAATGTACAAGATAAACATATTATTCATTATCCTGAATATGATGCACTATCTGATACAGTTGCTGAACAAGGTACTATATTAAAATTACAAGAAGGCCCAGTACTTTTTGTAAGAGCTAAAGGTGTTGCAGCAGACGGATCTCCTATAACAGGAATAGTTATGCTACAAGAAGCGCGTGTTACTGTTAAAGACGGTAATATAGCTTTACTAGATAACGGTAAGAAAGTTTACAGGAGAGTAGGATTAGTTGGTGATGCTTTAGAAGTAGACGCAATGAACTTTTTAACCCCAAAAGAAAGATTAAATCTTAAAACATCCCTTATAACAGGAGCAGCTATTCCTTTAGTAACATTAGATATAGCAGGAGATAAGAGTTTAGTTAGAGATGATTCTGGTATGGTTTCTAGAAAAAATATTATTAAAGGTATTATAATACCAGAGTCTGGAGCTAGGAGACTTAGTTATAACTATATGTCTAGGGATCAGTTACGAGAGGACATGCCAAATGCCGCTAACTTTAAGAAGGAAAATAAAAACTTAATTCAAGATATACTCAAAGATTTTGTGAGTAGCTTTTACGATCAATTCCAGAAAGTTAAACCAAAACAACTTAAAAATATTACTAACTCTAGAGTAAGAATTTATAAAAAGCAGGAGATACAAGATATGGCTAGTAAAGGGTTGATACCTGAAAACTTCATGTTAAAGTCTGGTAGACCATACTTAGTACTGGAAGGAGTAGAAGCGCCCGGATCTAAATCTAAGAAACAGTTTATAGCTTTAACTCCTAGAAGAATTTCTAGAGCTATTAAAGATGATGTTCAGAATTTTTATGGCCCTATTGACGCCTTAAGAATAACAGCTTCTCGTATAGAAGAGATAACTGGCGGTAATCTTAAGTTAGGTACAAAAGAGTTTACCAAGTTTGTATTAGGCTCTAATGAGAATGTTAAAAGGCACGCAGTAGGTATAGGTGATCCAGGAGCTATGGAAGAATTACTCGCATTAAGAGATGAAATGAGAAGTCATAGGTTCCTAGAAGTAGCTGCCACAGAAACTGGAGAGTTAGATTCAAAGAATACTACAGGAGTAGGTACTGCGCAGAAAGCTTTAAATAAACTAGCTCAAAGTAATGGACAGTTTAGAGAATCAAAAAGATTTAAAAGAGACGGTAGAAAACACAGACAGGTAAGCGCTAAAAGTATATTAGCATATGCTAGTACTACAAAGCCAGGAGGTAAGAAAGGACCTTTAACACTATCCGCTTTAGAATTATTCTTTGCTCAAGCAGATTCTAAAGGCTATAACAACATATTGTACTTACCTATAACTTTATCTGATTTTGCTTTACTTGAGAAAGTAGGAAGAAGTGAAGGTCAGGGAGCTAAACTTATCACTGTTAAAGATAACCATAAGAGAGCAAGTCAAGTATTAACATCACAGTTAGATAGTATAGACAGCAGTAAAATTATACTAGCTAAGAGTAAAGTTGTTGAGAAGAAACAAGCTAAAATAAAGACAGATAGAGAGGCAGAGGAAAAGGTAGTTAAACCACAGCCTAGAAAGAGAAGAGGAGGATTTAAAAAAGGATTAGGCTCTAAAACTCAAGGTAAAGAGTACAGACAATCTCCAGACGCTAAGGATATTAAAGGAGATCGTATAACAAAAGCAGATAGTTTAAAACTTCTTAAGCAATTATTACCTGACTTATTTAATGCAGAGGGAGACCTTATTCCAGGGCATGTAGCATACTTAGATTCTCTTCGTATGGTAGATCTTACAGATAATGACTATACTTTAGGTAAGTTTATTGATCAGACTATATACTTATTAGAAGAGAAAGAAGGTATCTATGAAAATGTAGTTAGACATGAGGTTTTCCATAAAGTTCTAGCTTATTATTTAACAGCTGCTGAGCGTAAAGCTTTATTTAAATCTGCTAGAACAAAATATAAATTATCAGCAAGTATGAGTAATGCAGAGGTTGAAGAGCATTTAGCTAGAGAGTTTATGAAGTTTAGAGCAAACCCAAATAGTGTTCCAGCTATAATTAAAAGATTCTTTAAGAAAATATTAAAGTTCTTAGGTTTTGTAAATAAAAACGCTACTAATATTAATCAACTATTTGATAATATTGATTCAGGATACTTTGCAGGTAAGAATGTTACAGGAGAACCTATCGATACTAATATGAACTTCCAAGACATTATAAAAGTATGGGGTAGTATAGAGATTTACAGAGAAGCAAGGGCTTGGTTTATAGACGGTATGGATGGGTATCTATCTAACTATGATGGTGTAGTAGATGAAGATGGATTAATAATGTCTGAGTTGAATGAAACTACACAGGAAATCTATAATGTACCAGTAAGTAGAGATGAAATCTTAAATTACTTGGTAGGGAATGATTTTCCTAGTAAGTTTGAAGAATACAGCGATGAATTAACATCTGAAGGAAGTTTAACTGAAGCTGATGCTATTAGTCATCAGGCACTTAAAAACTTAAGTGATATTAAGAAAGCTAAAATGATGTTCTCTGATGTATATCAAAGAAAAGCATTTGCTGAAGGTTATGAGCTAGAAGAGAATATACATTTAGATACAGTTAACTTAAATGCGCATATACAAGATGCTAATACTATTGACCACTCTCAGAATTTAACAGAATCAGTAATAGAAGTTCTTACAGGTATTTCATATAAGACTGCGGACGGTAAACGTAAG